GACCGCGCACGCGCGTTGACCAATCTCGGTTCTCGACGTCCTTGCCGGCGTGAAGGATGGCCCAGCACCACGGCTGGCGGATCGAAAGGGCGAGCGTCATGAGAGCGCCTCCGTAGCGGGCAGCGCGCCCCCCAGCGCTTTCTCAGCATCGGCCATGGCGGCGCAGGCGCGGCGAAATTCGCCTATGAAAAAGCTATACGCAGCGGAAACCATCTCATCCGTGCATTTCGCTTTTTCTGGATGGTTGTATATGTCGCCAATCTTTGCGAACGGCTCCATTGCCTCGCTCGCCTTGCGCAGGGCGGCGGTGAGGGCGTCAATCCTCTCGTCCTTCACCTTGTTGCGGTCGAAATACCACTGGAGGTCTTTGCGTGCATCATCCCTTTCCCGTTCAGCCTTATCTTTTGCCGAGATGAGGCGATGAAGTGCTTCGATTTCATTGTCGCCATCAGCATGGCCGGCGCCGAGTAGCGCGTTGAGAACAATATCTTCGTTGGTCATGGCGTCTTCCTCCTTTCGTGCCCGCACAAAGCTTGCATCGGTTGCTTCGCCGACAAACGCCACATCTCATCCAAGGCGTTTTCAGCTAGCTTCGCGCTCTCAATGCGGCTGTGACCGTATTTGATTTTCTCAAGAGCCTCGCGCGCGATCTTGAGCGCTTTTTGCATATCTATGATGCGATCCTGCTTTGTGGTCATGGCGTCCTCTTGAGCTTTTCGAGCGCCTGGATCAGCTTGGTGAAATCATGTCCATAGCCGGCGTCTTCCATGGAGGCGCACTGGATCACGATTCTAAGCGCCGCCTCGACGCCAGCGTTATAATCCCCGTCGATGGCGGAGGCGGCGTCGAGGGCGACCTTCACGCAGTATCGCGCCATCTCATCACGGAGTTCTGTCTCGCAGGTTTTCGAATTTGGAAATCTGCGAGCGTGTTCGTTCCACCATCGCGGGCCGTGCTCGCTGACAATACGGTGAGCTTCCGCCTCGGTTGCTTCACTGCTTCGCGCCATCCCCGCCTCCATTGTCGATCGCCTTGCGCGTTTCTTTCAACTCGCGCAAAATGTCTCGCAGAATTTCCGCAATCACACATAGGACCACGATAAGCGCGATCTTGAAAATTGGGTCATCCATTGTCGAGCGCCTCGATGAGAGAGCGGAGGGCGTCGAAATCTTTCTCGTCAACCAACACGATACCCTGCGTCACCCCAAGCAGCGTTCTCTCGTCACGCGCCCCAGTCGTTACGATGGTTTGTATTGCCTTCGCGAGCGCGTCGCGGGATTGCTCGGCGGCGAGGGCGCGGGCTATCGCAGCGCATGAGGATGATCGGCTTAAATACAGACGGTTATGGACAACCGCTAGGCGCGCTTCCCATTGTTCTTTCTCGACAGCCCATTCTGAGGCTTTCTGCGCCCATTGCTCGCATTGTGATTTCCATTCGTCACGGCTGTCAGTAAGGGCGCGGATCGCGTCGGCGGCTTCGTTTGCGATGCTCTCTGTGTCGAAGTTTCCCGCGCGCAGCCGCTTCACCAGTTCGTCGTATTCTCCGCTCATTGGTCTTCTCCTTCGGCGGCGAGCATGGCGACGATCAACTCGGCGCATGCGCGCACAAGGGCAAAGTCGCGATCACCGTCTTCGTCGCCATCGGGGTTGAGGTTCAGTGCGGCGACTATTCGGCTTTCGGATGCAACGAGCGCGGCGACAATACCGCGCCGGTCGCCGTCGAACTCGGCAAGGTCGGATTTGATGCGTTTGTAGGAGCCCACAGCTGCGGCAAGCTCTTTCGACGGACGCCAGCATTTTGGAAGGCAAGCGGGACCAGCCGCCTTCACCTCCCAGCCGTTGGCTTTGAGAGAGAAGAGGAAGGAGCGGTTGTATGCTCGGCTAACCGCCGTGATTAAGTCTTCTCCACTCCCAGCCACCCAGCCATAGTTGCGATCTGACGCAGTCTTTGTTCCAGCTTCGTCGGCAATCTTCATCGCTTCGTCTTTGGTCATGACCGTGCCTCCGGGAATTCGTTGTGCTCACGACCGTCGAGAAGGCGGCCGGCGCGGGATTTGCCGATGCGGACGGCTTCGTGGCCTTGGTCGTATGGGAAATGGTCGAAGACCCCGAAGCCAGGGCCTGACCCGCCCTCAAGGTTTCGTAAGTCCGGAACGCCAATCCACTCGCCATGCTTCTTAAAGAAAAATGGGATGCCCGCCGCCGCGCATTGATCGCGCAAAGACCGCGCCCAGTCGGGGTGCATCGGCCGCGCGCCATGTCCGCTTTCTCCGTCGCAAATGACCCATCCGAGGCGCGGTCCGCCTCCTTGCTTCATGCCAAGGAGATGCTCGCCGAAGCCCGCGAGGGCGTCGTATTTCATCGTTTCGTCTGGCCTGATATTGCGTAGGTCCACAGACCCAAGCATCGGCTCGATACTCACGCCGCGAACGGCGGCAGGCGTGGCGAGTAAGATCGGGATGCGATGGTCAGCGCGCTCTTGATCTTCCGCCGTGACGAGCAACCAAACATTCGGATAACCGTCGCCCCAATCCTGCGGAAGGAACTTTTTGAAGTTCTCGGGTCGTTTGGTGACGAGAATGAAGATCAGGCTCTCGCACTCGCGCATCGCCGCCCAAGCATCGGCTCGCCATTGCGGATCGGCCTGATTATCGAAAAAGTCGGACAGCGAATTGACGAAGACCTTATCCTTCCGCCCGGTTTCGCGCGCCGCGCGATTCCATTTTTTCAGATCGCCCCAGGTCTTCGTCTTCCGGCGATCGCCTTTCCAAAGCTCAGAATGACCCCCGCGCTTCGCCCATGACTCGGCATAGCAATTGTCGCAACCTGGGCTGATCTTCGTGCACCCGACCCAAAAGTTGATCGTGTGGTCCGTCCATTCGATCTTGCTGTTAGCGGCCATCGGCGCTGCTCCGGATTTCCGCGACGATCTTTGCGACGTCGGCGACCTCGCAGTTCTCATGCGTGTAATCGTATGAGCAGATGTCCACGGCGATCTGCTCGTCGGACCAATTGTCGAAGCAGTAGCCGTTGTCTCTCGCGCGATCGATCGCCGCGCGCACGCTGGCCTGTGTCGGTTTGTCGAGTTGCTCGCTCATCTCACCACCCCTCATCCTCTGGATAGCCGCCGTTGTCCGGCTCACCGTTCCATTCCTCGAAATATCGTCTTCGAAACCTTCAGGATGGTCGCGCCAGTCTGGCGGAGGAACGTCGCTGTCTGGCGTCTTGCCCTTCGGTCCCTTCAAACGACCCTCCCGCAAACGCGTCTTGGTAGATTGGGGAACGGATCCGTATTTCGCCTTCTCCGGTTTTGGCTCTTTGGCTCGAGCTGGGATTGGATGTTGCGATGGTGGTTTAGCGCCGATGTGCCGAGCGCGCTGCTGATCGGCTTTGCGCCCGCGCTTCGTTTCTTCTGCGGTCTTTGCGCTGTGCGATTTCTTGAGCGCCGGCGCGAGGTTGTTCTCTCTGTTTTCGCCGCCGTCTTCGAGGCGCTTGATGTGGTCGCATTCCCAGGCGTCGCCGGGCTGAATCTTCACGCCTGTGATGTGGCAAATGCCGTGGTGCCGATCGAAGACGCGTAGGCGAACCGACTGCGGCGGCTTCGTGTCGGGGGTTTTCCCCTGCCACTCCTTCACGCTTCGGCCCTTGGCCTTGGTGATCTTCGCCGCCTTCTGGCGCTTTGCTGTCACCGCGCTCTCCATCCTGCAACGAAGCACGCAAGCCGCTGCCCAGTGCTGGCGTTGAACCAATCGTCGTTTTTGAAACGAACCGGGAATGGAACGGAGTAGCGCCCGCGATCATCTTCAGCGCAGACATCGACGATCGCGCCTTCTTCCGGCGCGACGTCTGAGCGGTAGTCGTCCTGTGAGAAGAGTGGCTTCATTGGCAAATAAATGAGTTTGTCGTCTAGAAGAAGCATGATCATTTCGCTCCATTCTCAATTTCCCACCCCCGCGCGTCACGGCGAGAAAGAGGTTCGATGGACAGGCGGTCGAAGGGGAAGACCGCGCGCCAACCGTCGAGTGCTCTCCCCGCTTCTCTTCGCGCTAGAGGGTCGTCTCTCTCCCCATGCTTCGGGGCGAATTTGACGGCAGACAGAAGAGAGGCGCCGTTCTTGATCACGCCGAGATAGATGATCATTCCCGCTACGCTGCCTCCGCTTTCATCTCGCGCCATTTGGCGATCGCTTCCTTTGCCGATCGCACGCCGAGCTTCTCGCGCACGATGTCAATGGCCTTCTGGTATCTGGTGTAGGAAGCGCCATCCATTTTCGCAGCGGTTGTGATAGACCCTGCCGCCGCCTCAACGGCTGCGAGGATTCTCTCTTCGGTCGGAGTGAGCGCGCTCAAGTCGCGCGCTCTTATCCCTGACGCTCCTCTCTTTTCGCGCGCCATCATTTCCCCCGCACGGAGTCGAAACCGGAGAGCCAGCGCGCGGCCTTCTCTTCGTCGCTCTTGATGGTTGCAGGGACCGCTTTGCGAGAGGCACCCTTCATCGCGGCCTCAACGCCAGCGGCGAAGACGGGGTCGGCGGCGGCCTCCTGAGCCGCCGCCTGCGCAGAGAACGCATTACCTACCTCCGCGGTCTCAATGTCGGCCGCAGCAGTGTCGCGGAGATCGGACGACCTGGCGCTCTCCGCTTCTTCCGCTGCGGCCTGCGACGCCTGGGCGCCGGTCTCTTGCGCCGGCTCATCCGCCAGCGGGTTCTTCACGACTTTATGCGCGGGCTCGGGTTTGCCGAACATCTCCTCGACGGTGGACTCGCCATTCTTGATCGCGGACCGCATGCCGGTAAGCGTCGTGAGGTGGTCCAGAGTGATGTCGTTTTTCCCGCCGATGCCGAGAGCCTCAAAAATTTGCTCGGCGCTAACCCCGAACTGAGCGAACGCTTCAAGCGCTCGGTCGCGGCGCTCCGCCAGGGTCTTTATGTCCCCGCGGATGACCTTTTCGACGGCGAGATATCCTTGACGAGCGACCCCCTTGGGGATGCCGGCGAGGATAGCGTTCCTGCGCGCGATCGAGCACGCGGCAGCGCCAGCAAGCTGGATCATATCGTTGTCGATCCCCTTGCCGCGCTTGGCTTGAATGGTGCGGCGAACGCGCGCCGTGTGCGCGACGTTCGTTTCGAGGTCGTGGAAGACGCCCTCCGCTTCGACGTATTTCTCGGTCTTGTCGACATGGACGACACGGGCGCCGATGCGGCAGTTCCCCCATTGGCTGGCCACGATTTCAGCGAAGCGAATCGACGGACCCCGGATGGTCTTTCCACCACGCGGGACCGCATAGATGCACTCTTCGGCGGTTTCTTCATCCAACGTGGCCAGCGTCGTGATGTTGGAAACCGCCTTTTGGATCGAGCGCGGCAGCGCGCGCGACGTCATGATTTGCTGGTCGATCTCGGCCTTCGCCAGTGACACAGCCAGCGATTGGTTAGCGATGGCCGGCGCGTTTTCGCTTGAGATTATCTCGCCATCGATCGTGGTGGTTTCGTTGTCCATTTCTGCGTTCCTTTTCAGCCGCTGAGTCCGCGGCGCTTGAGTTCGGTTCGGACGGTGAACTTCACGTCCTCGTCCATGTCTTTTTGGGTAAGGCACCAATCGAGATAGCCGGTGTCGACCTCCGACCACTTCTTCCCGAAGTGCTTCCCGAACTGCACTTTCGGCAGAAGCGCCGGGCGCTCGGAGCAGCGGATCAGGTCTTCGACAGAGGCCTTGTCGAGCATCTCGCGCAGCAGGAACGCTGTGACGTATGCGTCAGGCATTGCACGATGAGCCCCGCTCGCAATCTCGCGGTTTAAGCCTTGGGGCCTGAGCCAGTATCGGAGCGCCTGGTTATTGTGGGCGGGGGCTTCCGGCCAAAGCCGGAGCGCGCACTTGTAGGTATCAATCCATGGCTTCCCGCCGGTCACTTCCTCGGTGAACCATTGGCGCTCGAATTTCGCGTTGTGCGCCACGAAGACGTCAGGAGAGAAGAGCGGATCATCCTTCGCAGCGCAGTCCGCGAGCGCCTGGGGCCAGAATGGCGCGCCGGCAACATCCTCGTCAGTGATGTGGTGAATCGCGCTCACTTCCGGCGGGATAGGGCGTGAGGGGTTGCAGAGGGTCTTCTGCCGCCCGTCTTCGTCGATCACGTAGAGGCCGGTTGACGGGTCTGCGAGTTTGAGGTCGACCCAGCCAACCTCGCACGGGGCGGCGTCTGGCGCCGTCATGCCGGTAGTCTCGATGTCGCAGACCCGTAGGAGAGAAAATGCCATTGTGGATGCCTTGTGCTGTTAGCGGAACGCCCAAGTTGGAATGTCGTTGACGTCGATTTCTTCGAGCGGGTCGGAGAGCACCCACGGCTGTTCGAGCCCGAAGCGATCGAGAAATTTCCGGTAGTTTTCCTCAGCTTTGGCGAGCGTGGATCTAGCAAGATCAAGAAGACCATTCCCGGGCGACACCTTGGTCGCCCACGTAAGCGGCGCCCCTTGGCTTTGATAGAAAACCCAGACGAAGGCCCACTCCTTGGCGTCCGCGACGCGCTTGAGCCACGTCGGGTCATGATCGCCATAGACGGCGCCGTCAGCGGCAAACTGCGGAACGAGCTCACGCGCCTCGCCATAGTGCGCCGGCTGGATATCGTATCGGTAGGAAGCAATCGCGCGCCGGCAGGACTCGACGAATGAGGTCTGCATCTGGTTCGCGTTGCTCTTGAGGTCGATGATCGCGCGCGGCTTCAGATAATCGAAGCGTGCCTTGCGCCTTATGCCGTCGCGCTCCCAGAAGACGGAGACCTCCGGCATGCCGCCGTCGAAGGCCGTAGAGATCGACGGGTTCGAACGGATGATTGTCCCGGCAAGCTGGATGCGGTTCCAATCCTCGCGCTTGATCGGCGTCTTTCCAGCCTCAGCGATGCGCGCGCGTTCGGCTTTCCCTTCCCGGGTGGCGCCGCTGAAGTCTGTCGGCGCATAGGCCGACTCGAAAGCAGCACGTCCCTCAAGAACGAACTTGTGAACGGCGCGGCCGAACCGGCGTGCGGGCGTGTCGCCGTCGTCTTCCTCGCGCATAGGATTGTGCGGCGAGTCGAACCAGTAATCCGGAGGGCTATCCGCCAGCTTCTTCATGGACGTCGAGCCGAGGGCCGAGTCGGCATGATAGCGCGACTCGTCAAGCCCGAAATAGATGCCAGGCGCATGCTCGACGCGCTCTTGCGGAGCTTGGGTTTCTGACTCTGTGGTAGCCATGTTACCTCCTGATAGTGCGTTGCGTTGCGAAGCGCAGTGTAGCGCTGCGGCGCGGGGCGATGCGTTGCGACGCGACGCATCGGTGATCTCCGGTTTAAGTAGAGAACGCCTTCAGCGTCTCTGCTATTGGCAACTCTTGCGCGCGTCCTGCCGCAGCCTTCTCAACCTTCTCGATACCCTTGTCAGAGGCGGCGTGCGCGATCATCGTCATGACGCTCAACCGCGTTGTGTGCTGGAGCTGCTTGTCGCTTGGGAGCGCCGAATAGTCTGCGATGGATAGGAGCTTCTTCGCGCCGCGCCTTGCCGCGCGCCGGACCTTTGAGATGTCGCGCTCGCTGGCGTCGACGATCTCGGAGTCGCTCAAGCGCTTCAGCCCGACGCCGCGCACCGGCTCAAAGATTATTTGGCTGGAATTCAGAAGCGACCGGCGCGCGGATTGAAGAGCTGTGCAAGACCCTGCGACCTTGCGCCCGATCTCACGCGAAAGCTCCTCGTAAGAAATTTCTTGCCCGACGGCGACCTTAGAGAGGCGCTGGCGAAGGAGCCTAGCATCGGCTGACATTTCAAAAATTGGTTGGGCCATTTGTGTTCATCCAAGATTGTGGTCGTTGCGTTGCCAAGAGAGGCGGGGCGTAGCGAAGCACAGAGGGGCGTGGCGATGCGTTGCGCAGAGGCGCGATGTTGCGGTTAGCTCGTATCGTTCATCGAAAATCATCCAAAGGTTTTGCTATGTGATGCGTAGCGTTGCGGAGCGGAGAGACGCGTTGCGGAGCGGAGAGACGCGGAGCGGCGCGCCGTGTCGCGCGGGGAAGCCTTCTAGATTTCCTCGTAGCGAGGCGAAGCCGCGATCTTGAATCGGCCGTTTAACCCGCCATTCTCAGGACGAAACCTCCCGACTCCGATAAAGCGGCCGGCCTCAGTCAGGTGCTTTTCGAAAATGTCGTTGGTCACGGTGTCATCGAGGATGACGAACCGTGCTTCCCCCGACCATTTTGGAACTTGCGGGAACGTGCGCGAGACACGCTTCCCGGACCCTCGAACGCCGTCGCTGTTCGCTGAAATCGTGATGGATGGAACATCATCCTTCCGATAGCCGATCGGAACATCGGCCTCGCAAATGACACCGCCCTTGAAGTGCTTCGTGTAGGTCGCCTTCCCCTTGCCTGGTATCTGCATCCCAAGGCGCTTTGCAACGGCGTCCAGCGCCTGCTTGAACGCCATGGCGGGGATCACAATCTCCCCTGCGTCATTCGCCGAGCACTTCTCGCGCCATGTGCGCGCTTCATAAGCATCGGGGGTTTCCTTGTCCTTCTTCGGCGTGTCGTGCTTGCGCGACTGCGAGTAGGGGGCGAGGCTTTCCAGTTTTACGATTGCGATCCTGGGCATTGGCGTTCCTTTTGGTGGTTGGCGTTGCGATGCGGGGCGATGCGTTGCGGAGCGCAGCGGCGCGGAGCGCTGCGAGGAGAGTAGGTTTGGCTATCCATGGCGCGGCTGCATGTGCTCTTCGACCATCTTGATGACTTGATCCGCGAGCGCTTCGTCGCGAATTAAGATCAGCCCACACGGCTTCACGCACTCGTGGCCTCGATCATCGCGGAAGTGCCAGTTGATCCCGACCATTCGATTGCCGCGGCTGTCGACCAAGTAAGGAAAATGTCCATTGAACTTGCGATCCTTCAGCCACCAGCGCAGCGGAACCAACGACTTCTCGCTGTGCAGGACGAACCGAGACCGCTCGCCGTCTTTGACGAGGCTCATGGCGCGCTCCGGGGAATGTTCTGCAAGACGGCTCGGATATGTGCCGAATGCCTGTCGATCTCATCGAGGAGCGGCTCGACCCCTTCGGGGCCGAACTCGTCGAGCAGGCTGGTGATGAACGGGAAAGGCATAGAGAGCAGATTGGCCGCGATGCAGAGCCGCTCCATTGGGTCGCCCGCGATCTTGCTGTGAAGACGCGTCTGAGCGTCTTCGAGCATCTCTACGGCCGTCCGCAGCGCATTCCCGACCGCATCCAATTGCGAAGGGACCCCGGGCATTAGGAAGTTAGCCGTCGCCCTGTCGTCCGCCTCGCGTCTCTTGCGCTCCATGAGCGTCTCTGCCGCAGACATGTGCGCCAATCTCCTATTGCAGGTTGAGGAGGATGACCGCCCAGACGTACGTCAGAGCGAGAGAGCCGAGCACAAAGTCGGCGATCGCCGCGCGCTGGCGGCGCCGCTTCTCGCGGCGCATGTAGTCAACGAGTTCGAGGGCTAGAAAGCTCCTCATCTCGTTGGAGACTCCGTGTGCGATGACGGACGCAAAACGCGCTGTTTCCGAGCTTTTGAAGCGCCGTCGCCATTTGATCGCCTCGCGCCATGCGCGAGCCGCCTCTGGGTTCCCAGCCGATGCGGCGAGTTCGGAATGTAAATTCATGCACACGCTCCTTAGATTGAAAGGCTTCAGACGATCGGGCTCGCGACAAGCGAGTCGAGAATCCCGCCCAGGAAGACGAGGGCCGCGCCAACGGCGAAGAGGGCGACAGTCGCCGCAATGTCCGTGATTGCGTTGTGGGGGGTGCGAATGCGCTTTGCGATGGAGATGATCTCAGTAAGGTCGTCGCCTATGTCGGCACCGCGCACGCCGCGCGAGACAAGCTCGAGCGCGCAATCAGTGTAATCGTCGAGGTCGACGCCGCTGTCTGCGAGCATTTCAGCGTACGCTTGGAGGACTCCGGCGCGTTCGGTTGGCTGTGGCATTGGCGGAATCCTCAGTAGGAGATTGTCACGGAGGGGACAGCGCCTTTGGCGATAAGGGTCACCGCGAGTTTGGCCGCATCCTCTTGAAGGCCACCCGCCACGAGTGTGGCGGCGGCCGCAGCGTTGACCTTCGCGCGATGAGCCCGATTGCGCTCACGCCGCTCAGCCTCTTCCTTCTCGCGCTGCTGACGCTCCTCGAGCTCGCGCTTGGCGCGAGCCTCAGCTTCCGCAGCTCTGCGCTCGGATTCCTCTGCTTGCCTGCGCAGCTCCAATTCTCGACGCTCGGCGTCCAGGCGCTCTTGCTCAGCCTTCATGGCGGCTTCACGCTCGCGGCGCTCGGCTTCTTCGCGCTCGGCTCGCGCGGCAGCTTCCCGGCGCTCGATTTCCTCCTGCGCTTTGCGCTCGGCCTCGGCTCTGGCGCGCTCAGCGGCCTCGCGGGCTATGCGCTCTTCGCGTTCCTTGGCCTCCCGTTCGGCCGCCTCTTTGCGAAGGCGGGCGAGTTCGGCCGCTTCAGCTTCACGCTTCTCAGCCACTGCGATGGTGTCAGTCAGCCGTACTCTGGCGACCTCCTTGGACGTCGCATAATCCGCTAGGAATTCTTCACACGCCTCTTTCGAGAGATCGACAGCCTCTACGTCGGCGAGGAGCTGGCGCAGCTCGGAAGACGCGGCATCTCTGCCAGGGGCGATGCTGTCTAGCCAGGAAAGTTTTGCCTTGTGGCGGCCAATGCGGCGCTCCTCAGCCATCTCCCACTCAGTGAGGGGCGCGCGCACTTCATCGCGCCACTTGTCGAGCGTGTCGCGGATCTGCTTGCGCGTCGCGTCAATCTTTCTTGGGATTTCCTTTTGCTCGTCGGCAAGCTTCTTCCCGACACTCTCAAGGTAGCTCTTCGACTGCGAGACCTTGTAGGCGATCGACGCGATGGCTTTACGCCCTTTGTCGGTCGTCACGTTCGGCGTAAATGCGTCGATCTCTTCGCGGATGCGCTTGAGGATCGGATCGATAGCGCCTTCCGACGTGAAGACCGTAAGCGCTTGCGCCTTTGGAATATCGGGGACCAAGTCGCGCGACGTCGTTTCGACCATGCTCATTCTTCGTCTTCCTCTTCCTTGTCGTGGAACCCGCTGTAAGGGCAGTTTGCTGCGCCCGGGCAGTGGCCCGGAAACCCATCCAATCCGCACCAGCAGCTATTTGCTCGGCGCTGGGCGCGACGTTGCTCTATCGCCTCGCGGCGCTCGTCCTCGTCGACCTCGCGCTCGAAGCGGCTCATCTCCGCTTCTCCTGCGCTTCCTGCATCGCGAACCCTCTGCGCCACGCTTGCTGTTGGTGAAGTTCGCGGAATGGGCATTCCGACCAGCGCTTACCCGCGCGTTGATCTTCCGCCCCGCGCATCATTGCCGGATGGATTTTCGCGAAGGGCATTAGGCCGGACTGACGGCGGATGCCGGGGCGGGGGAGGGCGGCTATCGCGGACATTGGTCAGTTCGGCCGCTCGACTTCGATGCGAAGTTCGGCGATCGGATCGCCATCGAAGACAATCTCATTCCAGCACGGGTTGTCGCCGTTCTCTTGCTGCCATTTCTGGCCCCACGCGACTGACTCAGTTTTGTCCTTGAACGGTCCGACGACACGGAGGACCGGGTTGAAGATCACGATGTAGAGCATGCCGTTATTCCTTACGTTCGAGCGATGAGATGCGCGGTTCAACTCTCTCCGCACGCTTTGGCGAGGGCGCTGCGCAACCCGGCGACGAATGCGCTCTCTGGGCAATCTGCCTTGTAGGCGAGGTAGCCGCGGTCAAGCGCATGGAGCAGATCGCGCGCGGCGTTATAGACCGAGCGCGCATTGATCATCAGGCACTCGTCGTCTTCCGTCGCACCTTCGATGTGGCAGACCGTTCCAGCGGGCCCGTCGCCATAATGATTGCGGCCGTAGCAGATGGTCGCGAGGCGGGTCTTGCCACGCATGCCGCTTACCTCGCGGAACCATGGGCCAGGGGAGAAGTTCTCGGCGCTCACCGTCGCCTCCTATGCTGCGAGTTGGAATTTGGTGGAGCCAATCTGACGAGCATGACGTGCAACCGCCCACGCGGTTCGCAGGCATTCGCCGAACGACTTCGGCTCTCCGGCCTCGCGCCAAAATCGGAAGTCTTGATGCGCGCGCCGCATAACGGCCGCTCGGTCGAAACGATTTGCACAGCGGTGGCGTGCTTTTCGGAACTTGATAACGATCATAACTCGGCCTCAAACGAGAGAGGGTGAACGAGGCGCGCGCTTACCGCGCGCCGACGCTCGCAAGGTCGGGTAGGGCGGCAACGCCATCGCGCTTCGCCTCTACGGCGAGCTTCAGTTGCAGCGCGGCCATGTGCCTAGGATAGTCATAGCTCCAGTGGTCGCGGCGCCGCGTTTCCGTCGTGACGCGCGCAATGCAGCGCGCCTCGACATCGTCTAGCGAGATCGTCTTTGCGACCTCATAGGAGCACTTGAAGAGCCTCTGCACCGCGAGAGCGAAAAGCATCTCGTTGGCGACGAGGTCGCTCGCGTGGGCGGCAATCTCGCGATTGAAGGCGAGACGCGCTTCTTCGCGGAGGTCTGGGAGGGCGCTCATGACGCCCTCGCGAATTCGCCACGGAATTTTATGGCGGCGGCGCAGTAAGCCCCGTGCGCTTCCTCAGCCGTGTCGAACAGACCGAGGTAGACGCGTTCGCCGTTGACCCGAATCGATGACTGCCACTTGCGTGCCGGCGTATGTAGATGCGCGCCCTTAAGTCCGCTGGTGTTAACGCTGAGCGCGCGCAGATTCGCACGGTTTTGGGAGCGCGTCGCTTCACGCAGGTTCGACCACCGATTGTCGGACTTATCGAGGTTGATATGGTCGATCTCGTTTTTCGGCCAATCGCCAGTCATCCAGACACAGGCGAGGCGATGAGCCTTGTACCGGCGCCCGAATACGCCGATCTTCAGGTAACCCGCGTTTGTTGGAGACCCAGCTACAGTCCCTGCAAACTTTGTGTTCCACGTCGCACAACTAGCTGCGGCCGTGCGTGCGTAACCTGGGAACATCGATACCGGCCTCGGCTTCCAACGGAACACGCCTGTCGCAGGGTCATAGTCCAGCAACTTGCGGACAAGCTCAGCCGGCACGTCTGCGAGGATGGCGCGCTTCTGGCCGGCGGTGAGGCGCGGGCTTGGGGATGGTGGCTGCAATGAAACCTCCGGTCAGTCGAGCTGCTGACAGGAGGAGGCTAAGTTGGATGTGTCCAACTTGTCAAGCGCTCAGGTTGGATGCATCCAAAGTTTTTCTTGCCGGCGATAAAAAGCTGCGCCATAAACAAAAGGCCGCCAGACGCAGAGCGCCGGCGGCCTTCGTTCTGCGGCGGCGTTACCAGCGCCCCGGAGATGACCGAACAGAAGCAAGGATGTTCGATGCCTGTTCTCATACGATTTCGAGACATTCGCAGCAAGCCACCATAGCGCGCGCGGTTGTCGCCGCGCGCGGTGGAGGGCTTCTCCGAGCGTCCGGCGCCCGTCGTGGTCGGAGTTCAACGGCAGCGCGGCGGGGTTCATCGGGGACTGTGGGAGGTCAGGGCACACCCAAGGGGGCGGGCGAAAGCTGGAGCCCTCAGACCTGACGGGGCGGCGGCGAATCACCGTCTCAAAGTTCCAGCAATCGGCGGGCGCACGCTGGCGCACCGCCGAGACCAGCGCACCAACCCTGGCTCCGCACTGCCTTGCGCACGGTCACTAGCCACTGTCCCGCTGCCTTAACCGGCCGCCGGATGGTGGGCTATGACCTTCGATCCTCCCTTCACCACCTGCCTTGACGAAGATTTGAGAGAGTTTCTCAACAACGGAGGGAATATTGACGGCGACTGTACTTGTTTCCGGCGTGATCCATGGCGCGCCAAAGCGCGCCATGGACAAAAACGGCCGCCCATATACAAACGCCGTCCTGCGCGAACGGGTTGGTTCATCAACGCGATGGTGGCGGTTGTTCGTCTTCGACGAGTCGGCTCAAGCCGAGCTCGATGGCGCCTGCGATGGCGTTGCGGTGTCGGCCCGCGGCGACCTTCAGGCCGAACTCTACGCGGCAGACGACGGGGCTTCGAGGCTTTCCCTCTCCATCGTCGTGAACAAGGCGGTCGTCCTGAAGTAGCGGGCGCGCCTCAATCGCGCCGCTCGGCTCCATCAAACCGTTTTCAGTATCCCGCAGACGCGCCCAACCACGTGAACCTCGCTTAGCCGCTCTTCGTGGGGAGATTCGCTTTGGTTGTCGGAAGAAATCTTAACGAACAAGTCATCCCCGCGTCGGAATGCGTCAAGACGTTTGACGGTTATTTCCCCATAAACGTTACGGATGGCGTAGATCCCAGAAGGAGATATCTTCCTGTGCGCCGTATCTATGAAAACTATATCTCCGTTGGAGATAGTTGGTGACATGCTGTCACCTCGCGTTGATGCAGCAACAATTTGTTTCGGAGACGATTTAAACTTAGACGATATAAACGACTCCGGAAGAACCCACTGCTCGCGCTTATAGGCGTCGGCGACCTCGGATCCTGCGCCAAAAGTTTGATACGGGATTTGTCCGCCGCCCAGGCCAGCAGCAACGTCGATCTCAAGTATCGCCCGTTCGTTTGCGTTTATCCGAACGCCTTCCCTGTCGTAGAACTTCCTACGCGCTGCCGCATCCTCGGCTGATCTCGCGGTTTCGACGTCTGCGTCGTAGTAGATTTCCGACGAGAAATCTTCGCCAGCTCGCATCAGCTCGTCTCTTGTCCAGTCAAGTGCGGCAGCGAGCTTCCCTAGACTAGTCTCCTTGACCGTGTGCTTTTTCCCGATCAGCAGGTCGTCGATGAAGTGCTTGTTCAGTCCCCCAATCCGCGCTGCGTCGAACGGGTTCCTCCCAAGCTCATCAAGCCTGTTTTTAACGATTTTCCGCAGTTCGCTCATGCCGGAAACATCCAACAAATTGCAGCCGTAGGCGATTTGGAAATATCCTCTTGACGAGGTTGGATGCGTCCAACTATCTTGGCCGCATGGAAGACGAACTGAAAGCCAACCTTCGATCCGTCTATGACGCCTTCGCCGCCGCGTCGAAGCTCAAGGCTTCGACGACTTGGGCGCGTGCTGTTGGGGATGCCAGGTTCATGGACCGCGTGTCTGGCGGGTCGACCTTCACTGTTAAAACCTACGACAACGCGCTCCGCTGGTTCTCCGAAAACTGGCCTGAGACAGCAGTATGGCCTGCCGGCGTCGTACGCCCTTTCACGTCGGAGGTCGCATGACGTCTTCCGCCGAAACAGCCGCGCCCGCGAAGGAGCGCCGGCTGCACTTTACGCAAGTGGTCTCGGTCCATCGCGAGGGCGACGCCGTGGTGGTGACGTTTCGCGATGAGCGGGGCGAAGAGCGCCAGGTGTCGTTCCCTGCCAGTGAGGAGAAGTGGCTGTTGCAGTCGTTTGTGCGGCTTCATGGGGGTGGGTGATGGGTTTCGAGCTCACTGCTGACGTCGCGCGCCAGCTTCTCGATTACGACCCGAAGACGGGAGTATTTCGTTGGAAGGTGCGGACAGTCGATATGTTCGCCGCCGATGCCACGAAGTCCGCAGAGGCCAATTGCTTAGCGTGGAATTCGAGGCACGCCGGGAATTCCGCCGGGACGTCGGTTAAGGGCTACGTGGTGATCAGTATATTTGGACGCAGGTATCTCGCTCATCGGCTCGCCTGGCTTCTGACCCATGGGGAATGGCCTTCATCTGATCTTGACCATATTGATCTCGATAAATCCTGCAACCGTATCTCCAATCTGCGCAAGGCGACTCCATCGCAGAACCAAGCCAATAAGCGCGCGCGCGATAGCGCGAGTGGCTTTAAGGGGATCTACTGGGATACCCGCAAACGCAAGTGGCGAGCTCAGATAAGGAAAGACAAAAAACGTTACCATCTTGGTCTCTTCGATGCGCCGAAGGACGCTCACTTGGCTTACCAAAAGGCTGCCGAGCTGTTGCATGGTGAGTTTGCGAGATCGTCCTGAGGGGGTGCTGGTTTGACGGATTCATACATGGCGACCAGACGTCGCTATGGTTGGTGGGGCCCGTGCTTGATGTGATGGCATGAGGTCTCGTTGGTCCCAGAGTTTTCGAGTTTGGCGTCGGCGGTTGCAGCCGCCTTTGCCTGAGTAACTGGTCGAGTATTGGGGTCGTGCTCGTTTCCCCCATGTCCACAAGTTGGCATGAGGGTTTTCCATGGAGCGGGAAAGTTCGTCCCGAAATTGGGAAATGTCACAGATAGTCGTCGAAATGCGTGAAGCGATCATCGAACTGGCGGGCGACCGCGGCGTGTTCGATTCGCGAGCGCTTTGGCTCGAAAGGGCCGCGCGGCTAGCTGGGATAACGCCTCGCATGGCGAAGCGCCTGTTCTATGGCGAATGCGCCGACCCCAAAGCGTCTGTAGTCGAACGAGTCCGAGCAGCTCGAGCTAGGAAGAGCCTTTCCGATGCGGAATTGGGGACTGTCGGCGCTGACAGGCATGCGGCGCTGTTGGACGAAATCGAATTCCTCCGAGAGGCCGTTCGCGTATCGGCACCGGACGTATATCGCGCTTACTGCGATGGACGTCGCATCGGCGCTGCTGCGCGCGGCGAGGTGGGTTGCCCCGTGGATTGACAGGGGGCGAGCAGATCCCCGCGACAATGCGGAGGCGCTCTGATGGACGAGTTCTTCGCCAACCTCGCCGCCGATCTCCCCTTTTACCTCGTGATCATCATTGTCGCGGCGGTTTGTGCCTGGATCGCATCGATGTTCTGCGAGGACTAATCCGATGCTCGACGAAGATGATGTCCGCAGCTTCGGAACCTTCGCCTCTGTCGCCATCGTCACCGCTCTCGTCAGCGCGCTTTTCGCGCTCGTGTTTTTCGTTGCGTGGCTCGCTGCGCACTGAGTTTCCGCGTTCCCGCGTCGAAGAGATGGCGGCCACTGCCTGAGTGTGGCTTTCCTCCCCGGGACTCCCTGGCGCTTCTGGCACCGGGGTCTTTTGCAAAGGCGTCATTGGATGGCGAAAGCGGGCCACAACTCTATCGACCCAGCAACGGCAAAGCGCTTCCTCCAGGAAGTGCGCCGCACCTACGAAGACGAGGAAACCGAGCGCGCTTCGTTCCGCGGAAAATGCTCGGCGATCAAGGAGCGCCGCAAGCAGGTTTACGAGCGCGCGGAATCATCCGGCATCCCCGCGAAACTCCTCAAGGCCCGCATCACGCAGTGGATCGAAGACAAGCGCATCGCGGAGGCGAAGGCGCGCCGTGAAGCGGCTGTGCCGGATGATATCGACGATCGCGCGCGGTTCGAGCAGCTCTGCGAAGCGCTTGGCGAGTTCAAGGACACGCCGCTTGGCGAGGCGGCGATGAACGCCGCGAAGTCGAATGCCGATGATGGCGAGGAAGACATCCGCCCGGCTCATCTCCGCCGCCGCGAGAAGGATCGCAATGCGGAGGCGGCGAAGGAGAACGTCGTCAAGCTCGAAAAGGGCATCAAGCCGCTGCGCGGGCTCCCTGGCGCCGAAGCGAGCGAGGCGTAGCCGATGGCCAGGCACGCACTCTCAGACTTCGATGTCGGCGACGTGGTTCGCCTCACCTGCTCCTCTGACCGCATGACTGTTGCGGACGCAGGGCAGGGCGATGACGGCGAATACATCCTCTCCCGCTGGTTCAACGAGGCTGGCGACCTCTGTGAATACAAGTTTGCGCCGGCTGAGCTGATCATCGTCAAGAAGGGCTGTGACGCCTGATGTTGATCATGGCCCTCGATGTTGCGACGAAACTCGGATACGCGATCGGGCGCGCGGGCGAAAAGCCGCGTGCCGGGTCGGAGAGGCTGAAGCGCCCGGACGACCCGTCGCAGCGAGCATGCAAGAAGCTCGGGATTTGGCTGCGGGATCAGTTCGCCTTCGAGCTTCCTGACCTCGTTGTGATCGAGGCCCCGGTGAACATCGGCGGCATGATCGATTGGAAAAAGGACAGTGGCGAGCGCCCCACGTTCCGTTCCACCCCAGAAACCATCTCGCTCCTGCACCGCCTCGTTGGCGGGGTCGAGACGATCTGCGGGCCGTATGGCATCCGTTGTGAGTCAGCGAACGTCCAGAGCGTTCGCAAGCACGTCGTAGGCAAGGCGCGCCCTGAAAACCCGAAGCAGGCCGTTCTCGCGCGCTGCCAGATGCTCGGCTATCTGCCGAAGGATTCCAGGGATACAGACGCGGCCGATGCGGTCGCGCTGCACATTTACGCCAGCGACGTAATTTGCCGCGCGAAGCCAGCGGGTCTCGTTCTCTTTGGAGGGAACTGATGCCTGTCTCAGAGAAATACCGTTCTCGACCATCTCTCGACCATCAGGCAATGGCTGTGTGGATCGTCGAGACAAAACAGATTGCCCAGGACGATCTCGGCGGCATGACGATGGGCGAATTCACGCGGTCTCTCGCAGCGGCTCGCGTGACGCTCAATCTGATCGCTGCAAATGCAGATTTGCGCGAGAAGGTCGAAGCAGCGGCCACAACTTTTGCAGCGAGTCGCGTTGCATGAGCAACTGGCCCTTCGGCGACCTCCGTCCTCTCTCTTACGACGTCATATGTGCGGACCCGCCTTGGCGCTTTCGAACATGGGGCGAGCATAACCAGACCAAAAGCGCCTCTCGGCATTACGACTTGATGCGCACAGAAGATATCAAGGCGCTCCCGGTTGGAGAACTTGCCCAGAAGGATTGTGTCCTTCTCCTTTGGGCTACAGGCGCGATGCTCCCGCATGCTTTGGACGTGATGCGGGCGTGGGGCTTTGCCTACAAGAGCCTGCTTTCGTGGCGCAAGGTGACGCCGGCGGGCAAGGTGCGCATGGGGACTGGTTATTGGGCCCGCACCATGCACGAGCCGATCTTGTTGGGCGTCATGGGGAAACCAACAAAGGTGAGCGGTTTCCCTTCTCTTTTCGACGGCGTGGCGCGCGAGCATTCGCGCAAGCCGGAAGAGTTCTTTGCGTTGGTCGAGCGCCACACGACCGGCTTACGCCGGCTTGAACTTTTCTCCCGCCAGTCTCGTCCAGGATGGGATGCCTTCGGCAACGAAGTCGGCAAGTTCGATGACCTTGCAACGATGGCGGCGGCCGAATGACGACGCGCTTCTCCGCCATCGCGAAGGATTGGAACCTCACCGAGGTCGAGAAAGCGTTTTTGAGCGACGTCGTTATCTGGATGCGCAAGGGTAACGTCACGATCGGCGGAACGCCTCGGAAGCCTGTTTCACTTGAGGCGGCGACAGACGCCGTGCGCTTCGCCGCCTATGAGGCTGATCGCCAGTACCATCGCTGGTTCCATCCGGCGTACGAACATCGCATGCACGCCCTTGATGCGGCGGCTAATCTTATGGACGCGGTCGCTATCAACTATTCGCGGATTGACCCAATCCTTCGCTACCACGCCGAGAAAAAGAAAAACGGGGTCCTTAAATGAGTCGGGGCTGGCGCAGATTTTCCACCGCAGAAATCATCTCCGCCGCCTATTTGGCAGGGCAGGGGAAGTCTGGCGATGAGATCGCCAGCGTCCTCCGGATATCGCTCCAAAACGCCTATGCGCTTCTCCACCGCTACGGGATCAGTCTCGTCCATAAGCAGGGCGGCCAAGGATGCGTCGGCCCCCTCGTCCTCAATGACGACGAGATCGAAGCGAGCATTCGCCTTCCTGTGGAAATGGGGTTGCCTCCAGAGCGTGCGCTTTCCTTGGCGGTTGGCGGCCTTCTCAAAGACGATTTGACCTTCAAACGCATCGTCGCGAACGAATTACGGAGCCGCAAATGAACGCGCGCGCCAATCTACCGATGCCGCGAGCGACGGTCGAGCAGATCGTCGAAAGCCGGGACGAAGCCCTGACGCTTTATGAGCGCGCCTATGCCGCGATCGCCGCAGCAGATGAAGCGATCCAGGCTGCCCATGAAATGGCGCGGCGCGCAGCGCCGATCGAGAGGAACAACTACACCTATGACAGGATCGACGAGATCAGCCGCTTTTACGCCGCCGTGAGGCTGCCGAAGCGCGACGAGTTTCTGCGCGTGGCGCGCCAGCTGACCGATCTACAGTGCTGGGGCTACATCGTGAAGATGACGGATCTCGAACGCCTGATGGACGTCCAGGCGAAGGAGCAGCTCCGGAACCAGCTGCGCTATGTGCCGGACCGCGTTGACCGGTCGGGCCAGCTCATCACCGATGACGAGGCGGCGAAGGGGATGCCGCCAATCACGGTGGAGAACATCTATGCGACGCTCGAAGCCTTCCGCATGGACGCGGACACGATCTTCCGCCGGGGGATTGCGAACGCCTTTGCGTCCCTCGATCGGCGCTTCAAGAGCCACGACGGCTTCAAGGTGGGCTCGCGCATTATCGTCACTCGCATGTTCAACGAATACGGCCGCCTGGAATGGGGGAGCGTCCGTGACACGCTGATCGACGTCGAGCGCGTCTTCGCTATCCTCGACGGGCACCACGAGGCGACCTTTCAAAGCACGCTGAACATGCTCGAAGCCGAGCGCGGGATGGGACATGCGCGCCAGACTTTGAACGAGAACGACTACTTTCGGGTACGCGGCTTCAAGAATGGCAATGCGCACCTTTGGTTCAAACGCGACGACCTCGTTCGCAAGGTCAATAAGCTGCTTGCTGAATTCTACGGCGAGGTCATCGCGGACGGCGGGCAGACCGAAGAAGACGTTTTCTCGAATCGCAAGACCACCCCGGCCAAGCGCTTCGGCTTCTTCCCCACGCCGGACGCCGCCGCAAAGGAGCTGTTCCGGAATATCTGGGTGCTGAGGTCGGCCGACCAGCCGCGCTTGCGCGTGCTGGAGCCATCGGCCGGCACGGGCAACCTGGCCCGCCGGTGCATCTCGAAGCTGTCCGACATTGAGCCTTGGCGCCGGGAGGAATATGCGCGCTCCTATCGGTTCGACAATGCGGTCGACTGCATAGAGGTCCAGCCCGACCTTGCCGCGCGCCTCGAAGCCGAAGGCATCTACAACCGAGTCATATGCACGGACTTCCTTTCGCTGAAGCCCAGCTCCTTCGAGCCCTATGACATGGTGGTGATGAACCCGCCCTTCGACATGGAGCGGGATATCGACCATGTGACCCACGCCCTCGAATTCCTGAAGCCCGGCGGACAACTCTTCGCAATTATGTCGGCAGGCACGGAGTTCCGTGAGACACGCAAGGCTGTCGCGTTGCGCGCGCGTGTGGAGCGGCATGGCGGCTCGTTCCGCGATCTTCCGCCGGGCTCATTCAGAGAGAGCGGGACGAACGTCAACACGGTGGTGCTGACGATGCAGAGGGCGAACTCATGAGCGACGCCGATTTTGAGGCATGGATCGAAGAAGCGCGTCGCGTTCCGATCGAGAACGTGGCTGAGGCGCTCGGCATACGCATGCCGGCGCGGGGAGAGTATTCCGGCCCATGCATATTGGGCTGCTGTACGACCGACGGCTTCTCGATCAATCCGAAGAAGGGCGTCTTTCTTTGCCGCAAGTCTGGGGCTGCTGGAGACGGGATCTCCATGGTCCAGCATGTGCGCGAGTGCGACTTCGTCTCGGCCTGCGAGTACATAAACGAAACGCCTCCCCCACGCGGCGAAACCAGAGTTCGGGAGCGCGACCCGGAAATCGAGCGCGAGCGCCGCGAAGAAAAGCGCGACGCCGAGATCGAACGCCAGCGCGAGGAGGCGAAAGCCGAAGACAACGCGCGCGCTAAGGCGGCGCGCCTCTTTGAGCAAGGCGTCCCGATCGCAGGAACGCAAGCCGAGGACTATCTCGAGAGCCGCGGCATCCTCTTGCACACGTTCGACCCCTCTGATCTCCGCTTCATCCGCGACCTCTCGTATGTCGGCTATGCCGATGCGGACGCGCAGGAGGCCGTAGAACTCGGCCGCTTCCACTGCATGGTGGCGGCCATGCGCGACGCGCAGGGGCGCATCCAGGGACTCCACAGGACGTATCTGGACCCTCACGGCGCGAAGAAGCTGCAGCCCCCTGGAGACCGCAAGCGCAACAAGGCAAAAAAGGGAATGTCCAAGATGGGCGGCGGCCTGATCATGCTGCAGCCGCCATCTGACCTCCTCGCCGTAGGGGAAGGCATAGAGACCTCTTTGGCATGGCTCGCCATGGCCCGCATCGGCGGCTTCGGGGACGAGCTCGCACACGCTGGCGTCGCGGCGGCTTATTCGCTCGGAAATCTCTGCGGGTTATCGACCGGCTCAATTCCGCACCCTCACCCCCCACGCGGGCGCCCGAACGCGACCATCCCCAACGGGGATCCGGACATGGAAAGCGGCGCGATGTGGATCCCCGCAGGTGTGAAGCAGCTGATCCTCCTCGGAGACGGCGATCTTGATCCCGACGGCGAATACAAGCGCGAGACGGTCGCAAAATTGAAGACCGGGCAGGCGCGGTTCCAGCGGCTCGGCTTCGAGACGATTGTGCACATGGCCCCGAAGGATACCGACTTCAACGACATCCTCATCGACAGCATCAACAGACGAGCCGCCTGACCATGAAAGCCGTTGTCCCCCAGAAAAAACTATTGGCCGCCCTATCCGCAGCCGCGCGCGCCGTCGAGAAGCGAAGCACTGTCCCGATCCTGACCCACGTTCTCATTGAGGCGCAGCCGAGCGGCGCTCTGATCGTCACCGGAACCGATCTCGACATCACAGCCTCGACTCGCGTTGACGCCAATGTCGACGACGCGGGCTCTTTTTGCGTTCCGGCGGCGACCTTCTCCGACATGGCCCGCAAATTCGAGAGCGGCGCTGACGTATCGCTGGCGCTCGACGGTGACGTCCTGACGGTTCGGTCTGGGCGCTCGCGCTTCAAGCTACCGACGCTCCCAGCAAGCGATTTCCCTGACGCCGAGCGGAAAAACTTGCCGCACGGCTTTGATCTGCATGCCTCATCTCTCTCTGCGCTTTTTGGAAAGACTTTTTTCGCAATCTCCAAGGAAGAGGTGCGCTTCTACCTCAACGGCATCTACCTACATTTCGTCGAAGTCGGCGGCGCGCCGAAGCTGCGCGCCGTGGCGACGGACGGTCATCGTCTCGCCCGGTTCGATATTCCGGCGCCGGAAGGCTCCTCAGGTATGCCGGGCGTCATCATGCCACGCAAAACGGTCGAGACTGTTCTGCGGCACATATCGGAGTCAGATGGGGCAGTCGCTTCCGTCGCGCTCTCCGAGAACCAAATCCGCTTCGCGATGGGGCCCACCACGATCGTCTCGAAGCTGATCGATGGCACATTCCCGGATTATGCGCGCGTCATCCCGCAAGACCTTCCGCATCGCGCGACGCTCGACTCTGCGGCGTTTTCCTCCGCCCTTGCGCGCGTCTCGACGATTCAGAGCGCGCGCGGCCGCGCGGTGAAATTGTCCTTCGGCGAAGGGGGAGCGCTCCGCCTCTCTGTCCGCGACCCTGACCACGGAGACGCGACCGATGAGATCGATGTGGATTGGAAGGGGGAGCCGCTCGAGGTCGGCTTCAACGGCTCTTACGTCCAGACCATCCTCTCCGCGATCAGTTCCGACCGTGTGGTGATGAAGCTCAGCGACCCTGGCTCTCCATGCGTTTTCATCTCTCCAGAGAGCGAAGCGATGCTGGCCGTTCTGATGCCGATGAGGGTCTAAGCGAAACATAGCGGGGGGCGGGTGAGATGAGCGATGCGGACGTGAAGCGCGGGGAAATCATGGCCCTGAGATGGGCTGCAACAGAATGCCGCCGCGCCGCAGATGAGATTGAAATGAGGGCGTCGACAAAGGCGTCTGCCGGCGCCGTGGCGGCTCTACGGGCGGTCGCTGACAGCATCGTCCCTGGCCCCAGCACGCCGAGCGCCGCAGCGGCGCAGGAACCAGCACAGGCGCCGCAATGGATGATTGACGCGGTAGCGCACCCGGAACGCCCGGATGCATCCACGCGCCTCTCTGAGGCGCGCGCGAAGGGCTATACGGGCGATGAATGCCGGGAGTGCGGTTCCATGCAGATGGTCCGCAACGGGACGTGCCTGAAATGCACCGTCTGCGGGTCGACCACGGGGTGCTCATGATTGGGCTGAAGGGGGCGTCATGAGCAAGATTTTCAAAAAGGAAACAGAACTGTGCGCAGCATTTCTCGGTGAGGTCGCGAAGCTCGACAGGGATTGGATCGCTTACCCGGAGACGGAGGGGTTCGACATAGTCTTGGTCAGGAAATGCGACCAAGTTCAAATCGGGATCGAAGCCAAACTCGCTTTGAATGCTAAAGTTCTCCTGCAATCTCTTGATGGCGCGCGCGGATGGAGCATGGGCGTGGTTGGTCCCGACTATCGCGCCGTGCTTGTCCCCTCTGATGCTGCTGGGCATGAAATCGGGGCACTTTGCTGCGCGCTGGGGATCACTGTCATCCGTTGCCATAGCCCTACCGCCCAAAAAGAAGAATGGCGTCGGGGCGTTTGGCGCCCGGCGTTTTCTCCGGATCTTCCAGATGAGGTGCGAGGGTGGGATGTAGGCAAAACATGGCACCAGTGGTGCCCAGATCGGCGCCTAAAGCTTCCAGATTATGTCCCTGATGTCACCGCGGGCGCGTCTTCGCCGCTGGCGCTTACGGAGTGGAAGATCAAGGCGATCAAGCTTGCAATCTTGCTTGAAGACCGCCCGGTAACGCGGTCTGACTTCAAGGCGCTTCAGCTTTCCCCGACACGTTGGACCGATCCTTTCACGGGTTGGCTTGTAAAGGCGGAGAACGGCTACATCGCAGGACCTAACCTTCCAAATTTTCGGCAAATGCACCCAACGGCTTACCCGCAGATCAAGGCGGACAAGGACAAATGGGCGCCGTCGCTGCGTCCCAAAGCCGGGTCATTGATATGAGCCGCCCTCTCGTTCTGGACCTTTTCAGCGGCGCCTGTGGCGGGTGGTCTCTCGGCATGCACCGCGCTGGCTTTCGCACGGTCGCCGCTTGCGAGTCTGATCCATGGCGCCGTGCTGTTTTTTCTCACAATTTCCCAGACGTTCGGATGTACGACGATGTCAGAAGCCTCTCTGCAAGCCGAATTGTTTCCGACCTTGGGTTCTTGCCAGACGTCATCGTCGGAAGCCCGCCATGCCAGGACGCCAGTCTTGCAAACTCAAAAGGCAAGGGCGTCGAAGGGGAAAGGACAGGCCTCTTCCGCGATGCCTTACGGCTCGTCGCCGAATGCCGTCCTCGTTGGTGCGCTTTTGAAAACAGCCCTGGCCTCAGAACTCGCGGGGCGGACTGGGTCATCGGCGAGCTGGAGAGAATGGGCTACGCCGTCTGGCCGTGCGTGGTCGGTGCTGACGATATTGGAGCGCCCCACAAGCGCGATCGGGTCTGGTTCATTGCTGCCGACACCGCGCAAATCGGACGGGGAGCGGGGTGGACGCGGCGATCAGATCGCCGCGTTGAGAGGCAGGCCGATGAAACATGGCGGCAGGCAGCTTCTCCCGACTGCCTGCAAGCAATCTCAGTCCGGAGGACTGAGATGGGAGGGCGGATCGGGTGCGCGCGAGAAGCTACGAACGATGATCGGAACGCCGCGCGCGAACAAATGGGGCGAACCGGACTCGCATGGGCGGACGATTGGGGTGACTGGCACGGCGGCATTGCTGGCCACATACGAGTGGATCATGGGCTACCCTCCAGGCTGGCTCGCGAATGCATCAGCGCCTACGGCGACGCAGTTCTTCCCCAAATCACGGAAGCGATCGGCCGATCGATCTGGCGCGTTGAAGCCGCCCTCTCAGCAGTGACGGACGCGGCATGATCGAGCGCCGGCGCTTTTACTTCAAGCACACGAAGGCGACACGGATTGTCGTCATCCAAATCCTCCCACCTCGAATTATCCGCCGCGCCCGCAAACGGGCGCGTGAGGCAAGAGCAAGAAAGGGGCGGGCGTCATGAGTAAGGCGAAGTTCGACCCACGCGCACCTCACATCATGTCTGTGATCGAACGTGTAGCGCGCGAATATCACGTCCCAGTCAGCGAGATATTGGGGCGCGCCAGAACCATTTTGATCATGAGAGCGCGCCGGGCGGCCATTAGGCAGGTGAAGAAGGAGCTGCCGGCGCTATCCTCGACGCAGATCGGGCGCATCTTCAACCGGGATCATACGACGATCCTTTATGCGCTGGGGCAATCTGCCTATGGGCGACAGATGGGGCACGGCAAATGAGCTACGCCCTCGACCCCGCCGACCTTGCCGATCTCCCACGACCAATGACCGGGGAGGAGTTCGACGCTTTCGCCGCGAAAATCCTCGCCCCTCCACCATACATTTCGAAGTTCAACGCGCGGACATGGGCGCAGCTCGAGGAGCCAGGACAATCGCACGAATGGCTGATTAAGGGCGTCCTGACACGGCGCGAGGTCGCGATGATGGCGGGGCCATCGGGATGCGGGAAATCGTTCCTGAGTCTCGACCTCGCCATGGCGGTTTGCCGCGGAGAGCGATGGTTTGGGCAGTGGGTGCGCAAGGGCGGCGTGATCTATCAAGCCGGGGAAGGCAAGCGCGGGCTGTTTAAGCGGCTGAAAGCCTATCGCCGAGAAAACGGCATCGACCTTTCGGCGCCGCTCGACTTCGTCCTTATGCCAGCCGGGCTAAACCTCTACTCGAGCGAGGATCACGCCACCGCGTTTATTCATGAGTGCAGGCACTTCGCGGCGACATTTGCCGCCCCCTTGGAGCTCGTCGTCATTGACACATTCGGCGCCGCGACAGCTGGCGCCGACGAAAACGCGTCCAGAGATATGGGGCCGGTCCTTGAACGCTGCGTCCGCATATCGGAAGCGCTTCAGGCGGTTGTTCTCCTGGTCCACCACATGAACGCTGGAGGAACCAAGGCGCGCGGCTGGACCGGTATCACCGCGAACATTGACTCCGTCCTCGGCGTCTCCCGCGTCATGACTGAGGGGAAGAACCAAGAGCCGGTGATGGATATCGACCGTCGCCAGATTCGAGAAATGACGCTCGTGAAGCAGAAGGATGGAGAGGACGGGAAGCGCTGGCGCTTCGTCCTTCCTGCGGTCGAGATCGGCAGGGACGAAGACGGAGACCCTATCACCAGCTGCGTTGTTCGGGCCCCGAACGAAGAAGGCGAGCCAGGCGAGACGGCGAAGCCGACCGACGCCGGCATTAAGCTCACCCCTCAATGCGAAGTGTTCCTGCGCGCGGTCTACCGGGCGCTTTCAGAGCAAGGCGAGGATGCGCCGAACGAGCTCAATCTTCCGGCCGGTGCGAAGGTCGTACGGTGGAAGACGCTCGGCGAGGTTTTCGCAGGCATGGCTTTCGACGGGGCGGATGAGGCAGACCCGAAGAAGCGCCAGGACAAGCTCTCCCAGGCGATGAAGCGGCACGGCGAGAAGCTGATGCAGCTACGGATCATCATGCGCGAGACGCCGTACATCTGGCTGACGGGCAAAAAGGTGCGCGGCTTCGCCAAGCGCGACGACATCGCAGAGGCGCGGCGTCGAGATGAAACGACGCAGGCGCCGGCACGAACGATGGAAGAGGTTCTAGGCGAGGATTTGCCGTTCTAACCGAGGAAGGAAGAGACCATGACAGACAAATTCCGCTCCATCATGGACCGGACGCCAGACGCCGTGAAGGTGGTGGTGCTTTGGAGCGCAGCGAGCCTCGTTATCGGCGTGGCGATCGGCGCCTTTCTGGCAGCGAGGCCAGTCTGACAGAGCAATACGGGCTATCTTTCGAAAAATGTCAGAACGTGGCGGGCGGCAAAAATGGCGAAATCTCTAGAGGTTGATTGGCGGTGGCGCGGAATTTCTGACTCGCCAATGTCAGAAAATGCGGCGGCTTTGTCAGAGTAGAGGTGGTGGGATGACCTTTGACGACTGCTACAGCCCAGAGGAGTCGAGGCGCCTTCTTAGCCAGGGCACTGGGATTGCCGATCGGCAACATGAAGCTCACTGGGATCGAGAGCGCGTCAGATGGCGAATGCGGCGCGGAGCCTATGTGCTCTGCCGATCGACCTCTTCCCCGAAGCCGGGTGAGCGCCTCACCTTCTGGCCGGACTGGGCGCTCTATCGCGACATGGATGCTTTCGAGCGCAACGCGCGCCAAGAGGGTTATTCGTCCAAGACTCGGCGCCCCGAAGGGCGGCGCGAGTCCTTCACTCCTTCCGAGATTTCGGACGCTGAGATCGCAGCGCAATGGCTTCAAGCCTACCTCTCGGCGGAAGCGCATGTTCGCCCCCGCAAGGCCCTGCAGCTCTATCTCTGGTGCGATATCAGGCGCCTATCGATGCGCGACTTCTGCGAGCGAATCGGGCTCCGCAAGAGCGCGGCCTACGAGCTCACGAACAAAGGTCTCGACATCATCCTTTCTGGGGTGATCGGCGATGGCCTGCTGCCGTGACCTCGCGCCGCAGGCGCGCGGACGCTGGAAAGATATGAAGACATTCGACTAGGCGCTTACTGGGCGCGCTTGCAGATCACATAAAATCGAGACCCCACAACTGGATTGCCGGGACCGGACAAAACCGGCATTTCTCACGCCCGAGGTAGACATCGAGTTTTGCCTCGCAAGAGACGAAGCGCCGCCCGCGAGGGTGTGCGCCGAGGCGGGGATAGGATGGCGTATCGCCCTGCGAAATTCGACCGCGCGCGCCACGCGCGGGCGACGTCTCGCCGGAGCGGCCAAAGCCGCCGCCCCGACCCGTAAAAGCCAAGACGTATTTCACATCGTGCTTTGTGGAATGCCGAGGCGTTTGCGGAACCCAGCTGAGGCTTGCAGCTCGGTAAGGATGATCTCGACGTAGCGCGGGACCGGGGTATGGCCCGATTCCCATCGGTAGGCGACGCTGACGTGGACGCCTAACAGACGCGCCAGCGCCGGGTTGTTGAGACCCAGTGCGTCGCGAGCGGCAGTGAATTCGGCTTGGGTCACTGAGCGTTGCACCACTCGACGAATTCGCGCTTGCGCTCGTCGCTGAGCCAATGGCCACGTTGGGGGTTGGCGATCCAGATATCCCCTTGCTCGCCGATTTCGACCTCCGAGGCGTTGCACCACTCGGTGACAAGGTTTTCCAGCATGCCGCCGTCTGCTTCGACGTTGGTTTTGATCGCGAGGATAGCTTCGTTCACGGTCGTCATCTGATCTCTCCTTTTTCTTGGCGGGTGAGTAAGGGAGGGGCTTAGCGCCCCTCCTTCTCCATCTCTTCGCCCGCCTTGTCGAGGATCTCGGTGATCAGGTCCAGGGCAAGGGCGGCAAGGTCAACATTCGCTTCCATTTTCTCTCTCCGTCTTTCCGAGGAGCCCTGCGCTCTCTCGATGATTTAGATTCGCATAATGCGAAGATCGGCGCAAGAGAAAAATTCGCATTATGCGAAAAAACCCGAGGCACCAGGTAACCCGCGGCGGTAATAGTGGCCGCACCCCGATTCACACTGGGAGACGAACCCCAAGATTGTTGGCGCGCGGTCTCAGTCGGGGGCGGGGCGCGTTGCGCCAGCGTAGCCAAGCTGTCTTGGCTATGGCCGCGTTAACGTTTCATGTCCGGCGGGTTCTTGCCGCGCCTTACCCGATCGACCCAGAAGTCGTCTTCGGGGCGATCCTCGCCGACGTGGATATCCTCCCTCTACAGGCGGAAGCGGCGTGGAATGAAAGCTTGCGTTTAGCCTCATGCCGGTCCTGAAAAATCCAAAGCACGAACTGTTCGCTCAAGAAGTCGCAAAAGGGGTGACTTTAGAGACAGCATACGCCCTCGCGGGATACGCCCCGTCGCGCAAAAACGCCCAGAGGCTGAGGTCAAATGAGGGCGTTTCGAGGCGAGTTGAGGAAATCCTGAGCCGGGCCGCTGAAAAAACAGGAGTTTCGATCGAGAAAGTCCTTTCTGAGCTAGCAAAGATTGGGTTCTCGGATATTCGCAAGGCCGTGAAGTGGCGGAGCAGCCCATCTGCGGACCAAGATGCCCTCAGTTGCTCCTCTAGGAACCCCGCCTCGAACATAGTTGAGATCATCAGCAGCGATGAGATTGACGACGTGACGGCAGCCGCCATCGCTGAGATTAGCCAGAACGAGAAAGGCAGCTTGAAGATCAAGCTCCACGACAAGCGAGCCGCCCTGGTTGACCTCGGTCGCCACCTCGGCATGTTCAAAGAGAAGGTGGAAGTTACGGGGAAAGATGGCGGACCTATCGAAACCGAAAAGACTATCGTGATCCTTCCCGCGAATGGCAGAGATTAAAGCCCAGCCAGGACCCCAAGAAAGGTTCCTGAGTAGCAACGCGGATATCGCCATCTACGGGGGGGCGGCGGGCGGGGGAAAGTCCTACGCGCTGCTGTTGGAGGCGCTTCGCCATGTCGGCGTTCCCGGCTTTTCGGCGGTCATCTTCCGCCGCACGCTCGCTGACGTAAAGAAGCCGGGGTCGATCTGGGACACGAGCGTCGGAATCTACGGCTTGGTTGGCGCGCGCCCGCGCCTTGACACCCTGACGTGGACGTTTCGGTCTGGGGCTAAAATTGCGTGTGGCCACTTAGAGCACGAAACCACCGTGCTGGATTGGCAAGGCGCGCAAGTGCCTCTGATCTGTTTCGACGAGCTGACCCATTTCAGCCGGGCCCAGTTCTTCTACATGCTCTCGCGCAGCCGCTCGACATGCGGGGTGCGTCCTTACATCCGCGCCACCACGAACCCAGACGCTGACTCATGGGTGGCGGAGCTGCTGGCATGGTGGATCGACCAGGATAGCGGCCTGCCCATCCCGGAGCGGGCTGGCGCCGTCCGGTGGTTTACTCGAGTGGGCGACATCCTGCAGTGGGCGGATTCCGCCGAGGAGCTGCGGAACAGGTTCGAGGGTTGCGAGCCCAAGTCGCTGACGTTCATCCCGTCGAGGCTGGAGGACAACGCGATCCTAATGGCCGCCGACCCCGGCTATCGCGCCAACCTGCTCGCGATGCCGCGGGTGGAGCGCGAGCGGTTGCTGGGGGGGAACTGGAAGGTGCGCCCAACCGCTGGGCTCTACTTCCGGCGCCACTGGGTGCGCGTCGTAGACACCATCCCGGCAGGCACCCGTTTCGTGCGAGGCTGGGATTTAGCGGCGACGCGCAAGACCGACGATAACGACCCAGACTGGACGTGCGGCACCAAGATCGGACAAGCGCCAGACGGGACATTCATCGTGGCGGATCATCGACGCATGCGCGAAGGGCCGCTCGAGGTCCAGAGAGCTGTCAGGAACACAGCGGAGCAGGATGGCCCCGCCGTGGTTGTGCATCTCCCGCAGGATCCTGGCCAGGCTGGCAAGGATCAGGTCGTTACTTACACCAAGTCTCTCGTCGGCTTTAACGTTCGCTTCCGCCCGGTGACTGGCGACAAGGGAACCCGCTTCGGAGGGTTCTCCGCGCAGGCGGAGGCCGGCAACGTGGCGGTGCTCCGCGGTCCATGGAACGAGGACTGGTTTACTGCGCTGGAGGGTTTCCCTGACGCAGCCCATGATGACGACGCTGACTCCACTTCGGAGGCGTTCAATGCCCTGGTTGCGAAGCGCGCTCCTTTGGTTATTTCGCCGGACGCCATGCGCCGCGTCGGAGCCGTCAGGTGAAGAGGAAATGATGAGCGCCGATCTGCACTACAAGAACGCCCTGGCGTCCATCGCCCAAGTCCAAACCCATTCGGAATACCTGCTGCAGCTGGTGAATTGGCTGCGGGGGAACGGAGAGCTGCAAATGGCCCAACAGATCATCGAAGACTTCACCGCCGCTTTCGCGCGGCTCACCGCCGCTTATGACACCGAGAAGCACATCGCTGATGGCGCTGCGGCGTCGCAGGATCAGGTGACCGCAGCGCGCAGCCAGCTTGTCGACGCCCAAAACCAGCTCGCCGCGGCGCAGGAAGCTCTTGTGAATGAGCAGAACAAGAACGCCGAGCTCGAGAAGGCGCTCAATGACGCCATCGCGGCGGTCAACTCGCGCGCCCCGGCGCCGTGACTGACGCGGCCGCGGTCCTAATCGCAGTGTATAGCGTCGTCGCAGCGCTCGTCATCACGGCTGCTTTCTGGTGAGCGAACCTCGTCGCCGAAAGGTGCCCCCCGGCAAGCCGCGTAAGGCTGTGAGGATCACTGCAGACAGCAAAATGGCGCTTGCCATCCACGAGCGCCAGAAGGCCGTGCGGCAGACGCCTGTCGCCGACATTTTCAAGCCGGCGGAGCATCCTCCCGGCGTCGCGCCAGAAGGGCGCGGGATGGCGTTGGACGCTGCGGCCACATACGGGGATTGGGCGGGCCAATGGCTCGCCTCCGCGATCTCCGAGGGGCAAGGGTTCATTGGCTATCCATACCTTGCCGAACTCGCCCAGCGCCCCGAATACCGCCGCGCCGTCGAAATTATCGCCTGGGAGATGACCCGCAAGTGGATCAAGTTCACTGCGACGGGAGACGACGACAAGTCGGACAAGATCAAAGATCTCGAGGCAGAGTTCGATCGCCTCAAGGTCAAGAGGGCGTTCCGGCGCGCTGCGGAAGTAGACGGGTTCTTTGGCCGGGCGCACATCTTTCCCGACTTTGGCCACCCAACATCTGACCTGGGTAAGCCAGTTGGCGACGGCACGGAGCGCGGCAGTAAGGCGAAGATCGCCACTGGCTCTTTGAAGAGCCTGCGCGTCATCGAGGCGATGTGGGCTTACCCAATGGCCTACAACGCAAGCGATCCGCTCTCGCCAGACTGGTACGCGCCCCAGACGTGGGGCGTCATGGGGCGGGATGTCCACGCGACGCGCCTATTGACGTTCGTCGGGCGCCCGGTGCCGGACATCTTGAAGCCCGCGTATTCCTTCGGCGGCTTGGCGCTGACCCAGATGATGAAGCCGTATGTCGATATCTGGCTTCAGACCAGACAGTCGGTCGCAGACCTCATCAAAGCGTTCTCTACAATGGTCCTGCAGACCAACATGGGCGGGACGACGGGCGCCGTGGACCAGGGCTTGTTTGATCGCGTCGCGTTTTTCAACCAGTTTCGCTCCAATGAATCGACCATGGTAATCGATAAGGAGAGCGAAGACCTCAAGAACGTCGCGGCGCCGCTTAGCGGCCTGGACGCGCTCCAGGCGCAGTCTCAGGAGCATCTGTGCGCGATTACCGGCATCCCGCTGGTAAAGTACACCGGCATCTCCCCGGCCGGCCTCAACGCCTCGTCGGAAGGCGAGTTGCGCGTCTTCTACGACGGCATCTATGCCGCCCAGATCAATCTCTTCGAGGAGCCCTTGCAGCGGCTCCTCCGCTTCGTCCAGCTCTCGCTTTTCGGCGAAGTTGACCCGGAGATAGGCTTCGACTTTATTCCCCTCTGGGAAATGTCGGAGAAGGAAAAGGCGGAAATCCGCAAAGCCAACGCTGAGACGGGGCAAATCCTCGTGGATGGCGGCGCGCTTAGCCCCGAGGAAGAGCGGTGCCGCGTCATTGAGGACGAGGACTCGCCCTATGCCGGGCTGGATCCAGATGAAATGCCGCTGCCGGAGGAGCAGGAAGGCGTTCTGAGCGTCAAAGGCCACCCGACGCGTCCCGATGAGGAAGGCGATGGCGAGCTAGGCCATCTTGCCTGGCAGGAGGGCGTGCGGCGTGGTGAAGTTCAGTCTGGAGGAAATCCTCGGCTATCTGCCGGTAACGGCGCAGGACGCGCTGAAGCCGAAGAAGCGAGGAGAGCCTAAGTCGGATGGCGTCGAGGATCAGGCGCCGGAAGGACCGGACGGAAAAGACGCTTCGCCCCGTTCACCCAAATGCGGGGATCGCAGCGGCTTACCAGAGGAAGCTTGACGCGCTCATCGACGAGCTCCACGCCTCGATCATGTGGTGGCTGAGGGCCGAATACCGCGCCAACCCGCCAAAGACCCTGGCGCAAGATGAATCCTCTGCGGAAGCGATGCGCAAAGCGATCCGCAAGCTGACAAAGCGCTGGTTGGCGAAGTTCGATGAGGCGGCGGAAAAACTCGCCGCCTATTTCGCGCAATCGGTTAGCACGCGGTCCGACGCGGCGTTGAAGAAAATCCTGAAGGATGGCGGCATCTCCGTAGAGTGGAAGATGACCGCCGCGCAGCGCGAGGTGCTCTCCGCGACGGTTCAGGAAAACGTCGCGCTGATCAAGAGCATCCCGCAGCGTTATCTCGAGCAAGTCGAAGGCGTCGTGATGCGCAGCGTCCAGACGGGACGCGACCTCAAGCAGCTGACAGACGATTTGCAAAAGCAGTTCTGGGTAACCAAGCGCCGGGCTGCCTTTATCGCGCGCGACCAGAACAACAAAGCGACAGCGGCGCTCAACCGGGCGCGTCAGCTAGAGATCGGCGTAGAAGAGGCGATCTGGGTTCACTCGCACGCCGGGAAGCATCCGCGCCCGTCGCACGTCAAGGCCGGGCGCGACAAGGTTCGATATCGAGTTGACGAAGGTTGGCTCGATCCCGCGATCAACAAGCGGATATGGCCGGGAACGGAGATCAAATGCCGCTGCGTCGGAAAGCCAGTTATTCACGGATTTTCTTGAGATATCAGCCGCAGGCTGAGGTTCAAAAGGGTCGCCCTTGCCGGCGGCCCTTTTTCTATGGGCAGCATCTTCCCTCTCTCGAGATGACCCACTTCGGCCATCACTTCCCAACCGGACTTCTGCGACCGCTCAATTCAACTTCTCGTCAAGGAAATCAGCCATGTTGAAGAAACTGCTTATCACGGCGGCCGTATTGATTGCGGGCGCTGCTTACGCCCAAACGACGACGCTGGATCAGGTCCCTGTCCCCTTGTCGTCAACGACGAACTCAGAGCTTCTCACCCAGAGCATCTCGGTCAGCGGCGGCACGCTCTATGCCACCACTCTGAAGCAGGGCGGCGCTGGCGGCGCTCCGGTTGCTGTCGCCCAGACGTTCGTTCCCACCGCTACTGGGGGCACGACGCGCAATCTACCGCTGACCGCTGCAAAGTCGGACGCAGGCGTGGCCCTGACGGCCACCGCAACATCTGGCGCCGTGGGCGTCACGCGCACCGCTGGCACGGGTCTAACGCTGGACGGCGAGGCCACTTCCGGCAACGCGAAGACCGACAAGGCTGTGTGGGAGTTCAACCTCCCTGACAGCTACGTCGCGGGCCAGAACATCGCGGTCACGGTCAACTGCAATTACAGCGGCGCTGGCACGGTTACGGGCGCCAGCACCACGATGACGGTTGCGGCCTACACCGAGTCGACGGCGGGCGCTGAGACCGCGCTCACGGTCAGCGCCGCGCAGCAGATGGCGGCGACGGCTGGCCCGCTCGTATTTACGATCACCGGCACGGGACTGGTTCCGGGTCAGCGTGTCGCGCTTGAGTTGGTCATGCTCGTGACTTCGTCCAGCGGCGCCAACACCGGCCACATCAATAGCGTCTCCTACGGCGGCTGATAGGCCACAAATGCCTCTCCAGAAGGGCCCCAACGCTGCCGCGTTCTCTCATAACGTGGCAGCGGAAATGCGCGCGGGAAAGCCGCAGCGCCAGGCGGTCGCCATTGCCTACAAGCAGGCTGGCGAAGACGAAGAGCCGATTGTCGCAGCGGGCATTCTCTTCATCACGCCTGACGGCAAGGTTTTACTTCTTCGCCGCAGCTCCAAGGAAGAAAATTTTGCAGGCCATTGGGCGATCCCCGGCGGCAAGGGCGAGCCGGGAGAAACGCCGGAGGAGGCCGCAGATCGTGAGGCAACCGAAGAAATCGGGAGCCATCCTCCTGGCCGCAAAATCCTCTTTGATCGGCGCACAACGCCCAACGGCTTCGCCTATTCGACCTATGTTAAGCGCGTAGATAGTGCGTTCGATCCGAAACTGAACGACGAGCACGACGGCCATCAGTGGGCAAGCCTTGATGACCTCCCGCATCCGCTACATCCTGCGGTGCAGGACAACCTCCGCCGGCTTAAGGAAGTTGCGACAAAACGCGCTGAAGATGAGAAGGGCTGCGACTTTTTTGATCGCCTGACGACGGCGCTATTCATGGCGCGGTCCGCCGCCGCCGATTCCATTGCCTTCGACAAGGCCAGCGTTCGCACGGTTGACGAAAACGGCCACATGCGCGTTGAGCGCTCGCCGATCTCGCGCGCAGTCGTCTCACCCTATTACGGGCGGGAAATTCCAGAATGGAAAAAGCTCGGGCTTGATCCAGACCGCGTTTACAACCTCTACCGCGACGCCGATGAGCTGAAGAAAGCCGCGCCGACGTTCGCCGGCAAGCCCCTGCTCCTGCGCCACACCCCGTCCGTCGCCGAAGATCACCCGCGCCAGACGACGGTTGGATCTGTGGGCGATGATGTCGAGTTCGAGGGCGACACGCTCTTTGCCCCGCTCAACATCTGGGATCAGGAAGCGATCGACGCCATCGAAAATGAGACGCTTCGCGATCTCTCCTGCGGCTACCTCTACGACTGCGACATGACCCCCGGCGTAGCGCCAGACGGCACGCCTTATGACGGCCGCATGATCAACATCCGCGGCAACCATCTCGCTCAAGTCGAAGAAGGACGAGTCCCCGGCGCATATGTGGCTGACGCTGCGCCCGGTTTCAAAACTCAGCCGGAGAAAAATGGAATGAAGAAACCGCTCTCTCTGAAGGCGGCTCAGACGCAGGGAGCGGTTTTCGCTTATCTGCGTCCGCTGCTTGCCGCGGACGCGAAGATCGACCTCACGCCGATCTTCGCGGGCGTCACCTCGAAGAATTTCGAGAGCCGCACCGGCAAGATGCTGCACGACATCAAGAAGGCTGTGGCTGGCAAGCTCGCCGCCGACGCCGTTTACGACAACGAGGGGCTCAAAGAGCTGCTCGGCGCCGTTGGCGCGCACAAAGCGGAAGACGAGGAAGAGGGCGTGCGCCCGAACCTGTCAGAGCGGCGTGAAGGACCGGACGACACCGACGCGGTCGACGACGATCCGTTCGCCAAGATCAATGCTTTGCTCAAAGGCAAGCTCTCCGACGAGGAGATGGCTGCGTTGGGTGAGCTGCTGAAGCAGATCGGCGCCGCTACAGAGCATCATGAGCGCTCTGAGATGGCGGGCCAGGATGAAGACCGCGAGGACCAAGGCGCCATGCGGCGCGAGGGGGGCCGCGCGGACGACGAAAACGAGGAAGACAAGCTCATGAACAAAGCGGCCATGGACGCCGCCATCAACAAGGCCGTTTCGGCCCGCGTCGCCCGAGAGATCGGCAACGCCGTTGCGGTGGCGACGAAGAAACTTCAGGACAATTTCTCCGCCATCCGCGACGCCGAGCGCGAAGTCGAGCCCTATGTGGGCAAGCTCGCCATGAGCTTCGACAGCGCCGAGAACGTGCGGCGCGCGGCGCTCGACGTTCTCGGCGTTGATCATGCCGACGTCCATCCGTCCGCCCTCTCCGCCATTCTCAAAGCGCAGCCGCTCCCTGGCCACCAGCCCGCCCCGTCGCGCGGCTCGGCGAAGGGCTACGCCAGCGCCGATGCGGAGCTCACCAAAATCCTCGGCGGCCTTGAGCCGGTCCGCGTTCTCTAAGGAGATCTGAACAATGACTGGCTTTCAGTCCACGATGTACAACCAGCCCGCCATCGGCATCGAAGGCGACTGGGCTTCCCACAATCCGCGATATTCGATGCTGGCCGGCGTCGGCGCTCTCATCGCTGGCGCAGCTGGCGTCACGGTCGGCCGCTTCGCCTGGGCGGCGGCGGATGGCATCGTCTCCAACAGCGGCGGCCAGGGCCGCATCGGCTTCGTCCAGAAAGACCAGCCGGCGCTGATCACGGAGTTTCTCGGCCAGTCCAGCATGGTCGTGCCGGCTGGCTACGAGGTGACGCTGTATACCGACGCCGACGTGCTGGCGCGGTTCGCGTCCGGCGCTGCGGTTGGCCAGAAGGTCTACGCCAACTACGCGGATGGCACCTGCTATGCCGCCGCCACCGGCACGCCACCGGCTGGCGGTTCCTGCACCGGCACCATTGCCGCGGGCACGGCCTCCGTCACGGGCTCCATCGCCTCAGCCACGCCGTTCAATACGGATACGGCCGGCGGCGTTCTCACCGTCACCGCCGTGGGCTCCGGCACGCTGTATCCCGGGTCCGCCATCTCCGGTTCGGGCGTTGTTTCCGGCACCACCATCGTTCGCCAGCTGTCGGGCACGGCGGGCGGCGTCGGGACCTACGAGGTGTCGATCAACCAGACGGTGGCGTCCACCACCATCTCCGCCACCTACGGCCTGTTCACGGCGTCGAGCGCCATGTCTGGCACGTTCGGCGTCGGCCAGATCCTGTCGGGAACCGGCGGTGGCGGCGTCGCCGCAGGCACGCAGATCACCGCTCTGGGCACCGGCACGGGCGGCCTCGGGACCTACATCGTCAATCTCACGCAGACGGTCACGTCGTCCACGATCACCAGCGTGTCGGCGGTCGAGACGAACTGGTACGTCGACTCTTACGCAGGCGCGGGCGAACTCGCGCGCATCAGCACGCACGGCTAACGCGCGGTTTGACACGTCCTCTCGCTGGTAGCGGGGGGAGTTTTACGATGATGCACATTGCGCAGCCCTGATTAATCGGCGCGCATTTCCTCCCCCTCCCGAACCATCAAAAGGACGCGAAAACACCCCGGCTTTTGGCCAAGGTGTTTTCGCGCGCGTGGCGCTCCATGAAACCTGAACAACTCAAGGTGCTCGCGAATCGCGGCATCATCGTTCCTGACTACGCAGAAATGCTGCCGGAGAATTGGCAAGGAAATCCGGAGGTCGCGATGGACGCGGCGCCGGTCACTGTCACCGCCCAGAACGCGGGCATCCCGTCCTATCTCGCCAACCTCCTCGATCCAAAGCGCATCCGCGTCCTCGTCACTCCGATGAAGGCGGCGCAGGTGTGCGGCGAAGGATCGAAGGGCGAGGTCAAAAAGGGCGACTGGACGACCCTCACCACGCAGTTCCCCGTCGTGGAGTCGACCGGCGAAGTGTCGTCTTATGGCGATTACAACAACAACGGCTTTGCCGGCTCCAACTACAACTGGGTGCCGCGGCAGAGCTACCATTTCCAGACCATCGTGGGCTACGGCGACCGCGAGACCGAGATTTTCGGCCTCGCCGCCATGAATTACGTCGCGGACAAGAATTATTCCGCTGACCTGATCATGGCGAAGTTCATGAACCAGACGTATCTGTATGGCGTCGCCGGCCTGCAGAACTATGGCATGCTCAACGATCCGAGCCTGCCGGCCTACGTCACGCCGTCCACCAAGACGGCGGGCGGCACGACCTGGGCCGTCGCCACGGCGGTGGAGATCTTCAACGACTTCCTGGCGCTCTATGTGCAGCTGCAGACCCAGTTGTCTGGCATGCTGGACAGCGAGGCAAAAATGACGCTGGCGTTGTCGCCGGTCATCGAGCCTTATCTGGATCGCGTCACCAGCTACACGCTGGCGCCGGCCCGCAAAGCGATCATGGATGCGTTCAAGAATCTGCGCATCGTCACCGTGCCCGAATACAACACTGCGGCGGGCGAAGTCATCCAGCTCATTGCCGATGAAATCGACGGCGACCAGACGGCCTATTGCGCCTTCACCGAGAAGATGCGCGCCGGCCCGGTCATCCCCGAGCTCTCGGCGAAGCGCCAGAAGAAGACCGGCGGAACTTGGGGAGCGATCATCCGCCGCCCCATCGCCATCGCACAGGGGATCGGTTACTGATGGTCGAAATCGCAAACAAGGGGACTGCGGCCCCCAACAATCCCGCCTCCAAGGCCACTCCCCCCTCGGGCGTCGCCACTGTCGTCGTCGGCTGCCGTCTGCTGCATGGCATCGGGTTGCAGCTGTTTCAATTGAGCGAGACCGACGACAAGCAGCCGATCCGCAAGCCTGTCGGCGAGAAGGTCTGGCTGAATGGCGCCAACAAGTCCGGCCTGATCAACGGCGTCGGCCTCACCGAGGTCGACGCCTCGTTCTGGGAAGCCTGGGTCAAGGACAACGCGGACTTCGCGCCGTTCAAGAACGGCCACATCTTCGTGCAGTCCACCAAAGAGCGGGCGCTGTCCGCTGCCGACGAGCGCAAGACGCTGAAGACCGGCGTCGAGCCGATTGACCCGAACAATCCCGGTGAGCGCTTGAAAACGGCCAAAATCGAGAAGATGACCGAGAAGGCCGCGTAAGATGGGAGCCGTCGCCTCATTCGTCTACAGTGACTGGGTAGCTCGCTACCCCGAGTTTTCGGGGGTCAGCAGTTCGCTCGCGCAGATGTATTTCAATGAGGCGGCGCTCGTCCTGCGCAACGACGGGACGAGCCCTGTCAACGACGTGGGGCAGCAGACCATGCTGCTCTACATGCTCACGGCGCACATCGCTTTCCTCAATCCCGGCGCCACCGGCCAGCCTGCCTCCACGGCCGGCTCAGTTGGCAGCATCTCGAGCGCCACGCAGGGCAGCGTCTCAGTGTCCTATGCCAAGCCAGCTGTCTCTGGCTCGGCGGAATGGTTCGCCCAGTCAAAGTATGGGTTCGCCTATTGGAATGCGATGGCGCCCTACCGGCAGATGCGATACGTGCCGGGGCCCCGCAAGACATTCGAGCCGCCTTACGGGCGGCCGGGATATGTGCCTAAGTGGTAAAGCTCTCGGGCGGCGACCGGTTGGAGCGCGCGCTCAAGGAAATGAGCGCAAAGCTCACCAACGCCGCGACAGTTGATGTCGGGTTTCTTGAGGACGCGACCTATCCCGACGGGACAAGCGTTCCGATGGTTGCCGCCATCCAGGAATTTGGAGCTCCATCGCGGAACATCCCCCCGCGGCCATTCTTCCGCGGCATGATCAATGACAAATCGCCGGAATGGCCAGAGGCCGTAGCCGAGTTGCTCAAAGACAACGACTTTGACGCGCGCAAGACGTTGGAGCTGACCGGCAGCGCGATCAAAGGGCAGTTGCAGGAAGCCATTACGGAGTTCGATGGCGTCCCGCTGTCCCCGAAGACGGTCGCGCGCAAGGGCTTCGACAAGCAGCTTGTGGACACCGGCCATCTGCTCAACAGCGTCGATTTTGCGGTGAAGTGACGTGAATCTCAACGCCATCGCGGGCGGCGTGGTAAGCGCCGTGCTCCCCCAAACGCCGCTCAGCATCCAGGTCAGCACTGGCTACACCACGACCAGCAGCGGCAAGCGCGTCTCGTCCTACGCCGCGCCGGTCACCGTCATGGGCAGCGTGCAAGCGATGACCAGCGCCGACTTGATGCAGTACGAGTCGATCAACATCGAAAAAGTGACGACGAAGATACTCATCAACGGCCAGGTGAATGGCCTCGTCCGCGCGACGCGCAAGGGCGGCGACCTCATCACAACGCCAGATGGGTCGGTTTGGTTGGTTACGAACGTGTTCGAGGACTGGCCGGACTGGTGCTGTGTCGGTGTGACCTTGCAGAACGGGGCTTGAGACAATGGGGTTTGCTCCGAGCGTCACCGAAGCCGACGTCCAGACGGCTCTGCGTTCATTCCTGCTGGCGATCCTGCCCGCAGGAGTTGAGGTGGTCGAGGGCCAGGACAATCGCGTCCCGGAGCCCCAACCCAGCGACTTCGTCGTGATGACGCCGATCCTGCGCAGTCGCATCGAGACGAACACGGACGAATGGGCGGACGTATCGTTCACCGGGTCTATTTCCGGGACGACGCTCACGGTCAGCGCCGTGGCGTTCGGCGCCCTCTCGATCGGCGCGACGCTCTACGGCGTCGGCATCGCGGCGGGCACACAGATCGTGGCCCTTGGGTCAGGAACGGGCGGCGCCGGGACTTACACTGTCAACCAATCTCAGAACGTCGCCAGCGAGAGGATGGCGTGTGGCGCGTGGAGCATCTCGCAGCCGACGAAGATCATCATCCAACTCGATGTGCACGGGCCCAGCAGCGCGGACAACGCGCAAACGATCTCGACGCTGTTTCGCGACGATTACGCCGTCCAAGCCTTCCACGCGACGGCGCCCGGCGTGACGCCGCTGTTTTGTGAAGACCCGAAACAGATCCCCTTCACCAACGCCGAGAACCAAGTCGAGTTTCGGTATGTGGTCGACGCCAATATCCAGGCGAACATCACCATCTCGCCGCCGCAGCAATACGCCGATCAGGTGAGCGTGACGACGATCGAAGTCGATACGACCTACCCTGCCTAAAGGATAACCATGAGCACGATTCCCGCATCCCAAATCGTCAACGTCATTCCGAACGTTCTAAGCGCGGGCGGGAATGCGCTGGACATCGTCGGCGTGATGCTGACGACGAGCAATCGCGTGCCGATTGGCGAAGTTTTGCCGTTCACCAGCGCGCCAGCCGTGGCGGCTTATTTCGGGGCTTCCTCGAACGAAGCCACCCAGGCCACCGTTTACTTCAACGGCTTCGATAATTCGTCGCAGAAGCCGGGGAAGATGTATGTGGCGCAATACCCGGCGGTCGCCGTGGGCGCCTATCTGCGCAGTGGCAACATCACTGCGGCGCTGACGCTAGCTCAGCTGCAGGCGCTCACGGGCACGCTCATCGTGTCCATCGACGACTATGTGCGCACGGCCTCGGCCCTCGACTTGTCCAGCGCCACAAGCTTTTCCGCGGCGGCCACCCTTATTCAAACCGGGCTCAATGCCTCTATTCCGACCGCCGCGAGCGTGACGGGCGCCATCGCGGCTGGCTCCGCCAGCTTCACCGGTTCCATCGCCGGCACGGTGCTTACGGTCACGGGGGCTGTCACAGGCACCATCGCGCCGGGCGGCGTAATCTCGGGCACGGGGGTCACGGGCGGGACCACGATCACTTCCCAGTTGTCTGGCACGGCGGGCGGGGCGGGGACATACGGCGTCTCCGTTGCCCAGACCGTGGCTTCGACGACGATCTCTGAGACCTACGGAACCCTCACCGTCTCAGCGGTCGGCTCCGGCACCATCTCGGTCGGTCAGACGCTCTCTGGATCTGGCGTAACGGCCAGCACCATCGTAACGGGCCTCGGCACAGGGACGGGCCTGACCGGCACCTATTACGTCAACCTGACGCAGACCGCGGCAAGCACCACGATCACAGCGAAAGGAACGCCAGTGGTCGTCACGTTCGACTCCGTGTCGGGGGCATTCATCATCGCGTCGGGGGTCACTGGCGTGGCGTCCACGGCTGGCTTCGCCACGGGAACGTTGGCGGCCACGCTGCTGATGACGTCGGCGACTGGCGCTGTCACATCGCAGGGCGCCGCCCAGACCGACCCGAATACGTTCATGAACGGCGTGGCATCAGTCACTCAGGACTGGGCGACGTTATGGCTTAACTTCGACCCGGATTATGGCTCGGGGAACGCGCAGAAGCTCGCCTTCGTCCAGTGGACGAACTCCACCAGTAATCGTTTCGCCTTCGCGTGTTGGGATACGGACGCGTCGCCGACCGTCAGCGTTCCAGCGACCGGGAGCCTCGGAGCGCTCATCGCTGCGAACAACTATTCTGGCACCATCCTCATCTGGGAGCCAAGCGAGCTGTACCACGCCGCCTTCGCCTGCGGTTGGGCGGCGTCGATCGACTTCAGTGCCCACAATGGCCGCACCACGCTGGACTTCCGCGGCCAGACCGGCCTCGCCGCCGCCGTCACGGTGGAATCTGTGTGGTCGAATCTACTGGTGAATGGCTACAACTGCTATGGCGCCTTCGCGACAGCGAATGAGCAGTTTCTCTTCATGGACAACGGGTCGATCAGTGGCCCGTTCCTATGGGCGGACAGCTACATCAACCAGATTTGGCTGAACAACCAGCTGCAGTTGGCGCTCATGGTGCTGCTCACCAACACCAAGTCCATCCCCTTCAACCAGGCCGGCTACGCGCTGGTTCGAGCAGCGATCCAGGACCCGATCAATCAAGCGCTCGACTTCGGGGCTATTCGCGCGGGCGTGACGCTTTCCGCGCAGCAGGCCGCGGAGATCAACAACGCTGCGGGAGCGCAGGTGGCGCAATATATCCAGGCCCAGGGTTGGTATCTGCAGATCGCCGACGCCAACCCGCAGGACCGCGCCGCGCGCAAACTGAAGACTCCCCTTCTTTGGTACACGGACGGGCAGAGCGTCCAACGCATCACCTTGACGAGCATCGAGGTCCAATAAAGCGATAAGGGCTTACTGACATGGCTTCGATCACTTCCGCTAACTCCGTCCTGATGCTGTCTGTCAGCTCACTCTATGTGGTGCCGCAGCAGATCCAGGGGTTCGCCGCCGACGACATCTTCGACCTCGACGCGCTTGAGGTGGCTGAGACGATGATGGGCGTCGATGGGAGGCTGTCCTCTGGTTACGTGAACGTCCCCGTCAAGTGGGGCATCAGCTTGATGGCCGACTCGCCCAGCAACGCGATCTTCGACAACTGGTACGTCAGCCAGAAGCAGCAGCAGGACGTGTATTTCGCGAATGGCTCGATCACGCTGCCGAGTCTGGGCGTCGTCTACACGCTCACCAAGGGGTCGCTGACTTCCTACCAGCCGGGACCGAATGCGAAGAAGGTCCTGCAGCCCCGCAAGCACGTGATCACCTGGGAGAGCATCTTGCCTTCCCCGGTGCCGGGGGTCTGATAAATGGCGCGTAAAGTAGCTAGGGTCACGATCGTCGATGAAGGTCGCGACAAGGGCAAGGTCTTTGTCCTAACTGAGATGCCCGCGTCCCGCGCCGAAAAATGGGCGATGCGGGCGCTGCTAGCCATGTCTCGATCTGGCGTGGACATTCCCAACGACGCAGTGCAGTCGGGGATGCTTGGCGTCGCGGCGGCTGGCGTCCAGTCGCTAGCTCGCCTCCAATTCTTCGAGGCTGAAGAATTGATGGATGAGATGTTTGGCTGCATCACGATCCAGCCCGACCCAGAAATCCCGACGACAACGCGCCCATTGATCGAGGACGATATTGAGGAGGTTGCGACGCGTCTGAAACTGCGGTGGGAGGTGCTGCAGTTGCACGTAAATTTTTCTGTGTCCGGTCTTTTGTCAAGACTGAGGTCGGCGACTTCGGCGGCGCAAGACTGATCGAGTATCGTAACGTGACCAGCGCGATCGGGCAGGTTCTGTCGACGCGCCTCGCGACACTCCACGAGCTGGACACGGTCTACGGCGTAGAGGACGTCTACGATCTCCTCGAGGTGGCTTCCGTCGATGCCTATAACCAGCGCCAACTGAACAAAAGGGCGGCCAAGGAATGAACGTAGTCGACTCGCTGGTCGTCACGGTAGGTCTCGACGCTTCCGCGTTTGACAAAGGTCAGAAGAGCGCGTCGGATGCGTTCAAGAAGACCCGCGACGACGCCGTCAAACATGGCAAGGACATCGAGGAGTCCGGCAACAAGAGCGCCGAGTCGTTTCGGAACGTCACGCGCGAGGTCGCCACGTTCCTGGCTAAGTTGGCATCAGCTAAAGCGCTATATGACTTTTTGACCGCACTGCAGCAGATCAACGCGGCGACCGACCGCATGGCGCAGAGCCTGGGCACGTCGCCGGAGTCGTTGTCCACATTCGGGCAGGCGGTGGAGAAGTTCGGCGGCAACGCTAATGAGGCCGCCGCCTCGCTCCAACACTTGTTGGATGCGTTCAACGAGCTACGCACCACCGGCAACACGTCCATTTTGCCATGGCTGGCCCAGCTATCTTCCCGCGGCGGCGTCAAGCTGGATTTTCAAAAGCCATTGACCCAACAGTTATTGGGCGTGGCGGAGAATCTAAAGAATGTGGCCGCCCGCGATCCGGCGCTGGCCATGTTCCTCGGCCGCAGGCTGGGGCTAGACGACTCGACCATCCGCCTGCTGATGCAAGGGCGGCAGGCGGTGGCGCAGGAACTAGTGTCCACGCGGTCGCTGGCGATCACGCGCGAGCAGTCCGAGGCGGCGGTGCGCCTGTCGAGGGCGTGGGTAGAGACGCTGCAGTCCATCAAAGCCGCAGGGCGCGAGCTGCTGACGCTGGTGACGCCACTGCTGGAGAAGGTCCTCCAGTTTTTGAAGTGGATGGCGGATGGGTGGCGGCACTTCGGCATCGCGGCGCGCACCGCTCTTGGAGACATGCTAGACGCCATCAGGGCGTCAGGGCCTGGGATTCTGGACGCCTTCAAGAGGGCCTTCTGGGGCGCCTTCGATTGGCTGAAGAACGAATTTAATTCAATCTGGCGCAAGATAACGGGCAGCAATCTGTTCGACATGTCGGCGCACGCCGCCGAGGCTCCTGGCGGTGGCGCTGGGCCGCTCGCGGGCGGAGCAGCTGGCGGGGCGTCGCCGGGCGGTCATCCGGGCTCAACGCGGGGCGGGGCGGCTGAGGCTGGCGACGCAGGCGGTGGGGCTACGGTAGGCGGCGCCACTCACGCCCGCGGCAATCTCGCCAAGAATCAGCAGGAAGCTTACGCGGCGGCGCGGGCTGAAGGGTTGAGCGATGCCGCTGCACGGGCGCTTGTGGCGAATATGAGCGGCGAGAGCCTAAAGAACCCAGCCGATTACCATTGGGACCGCAAGCATTATTCCCAAGGCATCGTGCAGTGGGACCCGCAGCGTTCCGAAGCCATCAAACGCCAGTTCGGAAAACACCCCAAAGATATGACGGTCGCCGAGCAGACGCGCGCCGCCATCTGGGAGATAAACACGAGTCGGCGCTTCGCGCGCACTAGGCAAGCACTGCAGGGTAGCGACCAGAACCAGATGATCCGTGCTCTTGTGGAGAACTACGAGGCTCCGCTGGATGCGCGCGGAGCCATCGCGGCTCGCACGGGTTATCTCCGTGGTCTACCGAAGTCGTTTGGAGCGGCCAGCGCCGCCAACATCAACAACAGCCGCAGCAGCTCCGTGGTCAATAATTCCTCGGCCCAGACTAGCATCGGGAACGTGGTGGTGAACACCCCCGCAACGGATGGCCACGGCATCGCGCGCGACCTCCAGAACGCCATCACGCACCATTCCTTCGCTGCGCACCTCAACTACGGCGGCGTCTAATGATGTTCCTAGTTAACGTCCCCAATGCTCCCGGCGTGCCACCCGTCGCGCGCGCAGCCGCGTCATACGCGACCGCGCTGCTGACAGGGGATAGTTTCCCGCCCGGCAGCTTCTTGCAGCAGTGGGGATTGTATCTCGGAGGGCAGCCCGTCATCACGGCTGATAGCGTCATCGACATGACCTACCGCCAGGACTGGTCCATCTGCGATTATCCGCTCGAGCAGGGGGCGTTCGAGAGCTACAACAAGGTCCAGGTTCCCTTCGACGCCCGCCTGCGGTTTTCTGCGGGCGGGTCGATTGCCAACCGCGAAGCGCTCTTGGCGTCGGTCGCTGCAGTAGCAGGGACACTTACGCTGTTCTCCGCTGTGACCCCCGAGGTAGTGTACCCCAACGTCAACGTGCACCATTACGATTACCGCCGCACCTCGACGAATGGGCTTGGCCTAATGGTGGTGGATGTTTGGTTGCAAGAGATCCGCATCACCACGCAGGGCGCTGGGTCGAATGTGGCGGCGCCGAGCGCGGCTTCTGTCGTTAGCGGGGGGACCGTGCAAGGAGTCGCGCCGACTGCAGCGGAATCGGGAGCGTCTTGGACGTGATCATCATACCCCTGCAGGCGGTCCCCAACCAGACCATCAACATCCAGCTAGGCGGCCAATACGTCGTCCTGAACATCTACCAGAAGTTTTTCGGTGTGTTCATGGACGTGTTTTCGAACGGCTCTGTGGTCGTCCAGGGCGTCATCTGCCAGAACCTTAATCGCATCGTCCGAGATCTCTATTTTGGCTTCGTCGGCGACTTCGTATGGATCGATTCGTTCGCGTCAGACGACCCGACCTATACCGGGGTCGGATCGCGATTCAACCTAGCCTACCTGGAGGCGTCTGATCTCAACGGGCAGGGCTAGCGGTGCAACGCCTGTAACGGAATGCCGCTCACGCGCGAGATATCCGAGCGGATCGTGTAGATGGTTTGAGGATCAATTGAGGCGCATTCCTCGGCAGACATGCCGAGCTTATGGCCACGCGCGACGGCGTCTTCGATCATCGCCGTGATGTTCCGCCATCCCTTCGGAAGCCCAAGGCGATAGGTGAACTCATAGGTCAATCTTTGAAGCCGGGCATTGATCAGGAGCCCTCCCAATTTGGCAAACCCGCATTGCTCCACTTCGGAGATCATTGTGGCGTTCGCTAAGAAAGCTTCCAATCTCAGCTCGGCCTCCGCCTCTTCGATGGATTGCCGGTCCTGTGCGAGCGCGGCGGAATTTGCAAGAACAGTGAGCACAATCAAAAGTTTACGCATTAACTTCCCCGTAAGATAGCCGTCAACGAGACCGGATCATAATCCCGCCCCATGGCCTTCACCAAAAAGCGCATCAACGTCACGTTCGAAATGGACGGGGCGCAGGCGAACACGCAGAGCGGAAAGCGCGTCTCCTGCCGTATCGTCAACGCCGGTTCTCCGAGCATGGGGACGGCGGACATCGCCATCTACGGGATGACCCTGAGCGACATGAACGCGCTCTCGACGATCGGGACGCAATTCAACCAGATCGGCAAAAACAGGGTCTCCATCTACGCCGGCGACTCTGACCAGAGCATGAAGCTCGCCTTCCAGGGCACCATCTACATGGCGTGGATGGACGGGCAGGCGCAGCCGGAAGTCCCCTTTCGCGTCAATGCCTATGGCGGCCTCTATGAGGCCGTCGCGAAGGCGGATCCGACGAGCGTCCAAGGGACGGCAGACGTCGCGCAGGTTATCCAGCAGATTGCGCAGCAGGCTGGGCTTCAATTCGAAAACAATGGCGTCAACGTCAAGTTGTCGAACCCCTATCTGCCGGGAACGGCGCGCGAGCAGATCCTGAACATCGCCAGGGCGGCGGGCATTGAATGGACGATTGAGAACGGCACGGTGGCGATCTGGGACAGCGCCAAAGGGCGCCAGGGCCGGAACGTGACGCTATCCCCTGAGACAGGGCTTGTCGGCTATCCGTCCTTCAACCAAGCCGCGATCATCGCGCGGTCCGTCTACAATCCTGAGATCGTCCTCGGGAGCCAGGTTACAATCCAGAGCCAAATAAAGCCGGCCAGCGGAACCTGGAACGTCGTCAATGTCGTTCACGAAATCGAAAGCGAGATGCCGAACGGCGCCTGGTTTACGGTCGTCACCATGACGACGGTTGGGGGCGACGTTTCGGCTGGTGGGGCAGGGGACTGATGACGATCACGACCGCGGTCCCCTCTCCTTCCTTCGGGGCGAACGGGTTCACCGCGCCAGCTGAGGCCGATATTCTCTCAGGGCGCCAATCCGACATCAACAGCGCGTTCGGCGGCAATCTCAATCCAGGGCTCACGACCCCACAAGGGCAGCTGGCGCAGAGCGACGCCGCCATCATCGGGAACGTCAACGACACGTTTCTCATGATGGCGAACATGTTCGACCCCGCTTACTCCACGGGCCGCTACCAGGACGGCCTGGGCCGCATCTATTTCATCTCGCGCCAGCCGGCGCTGCCTACAACCGTCACGGTGACGTGCACAGGGCTTCCCGGCGTCGTCATCCCCGTGAATGCGAAAGCCGTCGACGCGAGTGGCAACATCTACCTCTGCACGACCCAGGGGACGATCCCAGCAGGTGGGTCGATAGACCTGATCTTCCAGAACGTCGCCACGGGCCCCATTCCTTGCCCTGCCGGAACGCTGACGGGCATTTATCAGGCCATTCCCGGCTGGGATACCGTCAATAATGCCTCAGATGGTGTCCTAGGTCGCAACGTGGAGACGCGCGCGCAGTTTGAGGCGCGGCGCTACGCCGCCGTCGCCAACAACTCGGTCGGATCGCCCGCCGCAGTCCTTGGGGCTGTCCTGACGGTTCCAAACGTGGTCGACGCCTACGTGGTCGACAACCCATCCAACGACGCAGTCGTGCTCCAGAACGTCACGTTGGCGCCGAATTCAATCTATGTTGCGGCGGTTGGTGGAGCATCGGCGGACGTCGCCAAAGCCATCTGGTCGAAGAAGTCGCCAGGGTGCTCCTACAACGGCAATACGACCGTCACCGTGCAGGATACGAACCCGCTCTACAATCCGCCCTATCCCACCTATTCCGTGACCTACGAAGTCCCGGCGGACCTTCAGATCATTGCCTCGGTCGTCATCAATTCGAGCCCCCAGGTTCCGATCAATTACCAGAGCCTGATCCAGGCGGCGATGGCGCAAGCGGCGGTGGGCTTAGACAATGGGCCGCGGCTCAGGATCGCGACGAAAGTCCTTGCCAGCCGCTTCTACGCGCCCATCGCGGCGCTGGGTTCGTGGGCGCAAATCCTGTCCATCTCTCTCGGGTCCATCAATTCTGCAACCGCAACGTGCACGGCCTCGATCTCCGGCGCCACAATGACAGTCTCCGCGATGGGGCTAGGGACGCTGGCCGTTGGCCAGACGCTCGGCGACGCGGGTGGCGTCATCGCGGTGGGAACGACCATCCTTGCGCAAGTTTCCGGCACGCCTGGAGGCGTTGGCGTCTACACGGTCAGCGTCTCGCAGAGCGTGCTGAGCCAACTAGTCCTCGCGGTGTCGCCGGCAGCCAATGAAGTGCTCGTGAACCTCAACCAGTTTCCGGTCATCTCAGCGGCGAATGTGACGGTGACGACCGGCTCATGACCTACGATCCGGCTTTCTATCCAAAGCCACCGGCTGCGGGCTCGAACGGCTTCGGAACGCTCTCGGTCGGTTTTTCGCAGGTCGGATCAATCCCGCCATTTCGATGGCGAGACACGATCCTGTCGCAATATGCGAACAGCCCGATCCTGCTGCAGGTCATCGAGAGTTTTTTCGTCTGCATTGATCAGACGCGCAACCTGGATTTGTTCTTCGATCTCATCTTCAACGTCGACACGGCTGTGGGCTATGGCCTCGACGTCTGGGGGCGCATCGTGGGCGTCCCGCGTAATTTGGTGGTCACGAAGACCGGCAGCTATTTCGGGTTCGAGCAATCCGAGCCGTTCACGGTCGGGTTTGGCGGGGCGCCGTTCTATCTCGGGCAGGCGGCCCCCACCTCGACGACGACCTACATCCTGGACGACGACACCTACCGCCGCGTGATCCTCGCCAAGGCGGCGTTCAACATCACGGACGGGTCTATCCCGTCAATAAATGCTTTGCTCTTGGCGCTGTTCCGCCACCGCGGCAATTGCTGGGTGTCGGATGGCTCCGTGCTCAGCCCTTATTTCGGGTTCGAACAGTCGGCGAACGCGCGCGGTTTTGGGGGCGCCCCCTTCTACATGGGGCAGACGATCCCGCACATGAGTATCCAATACGTCTTCACGTTCCCACTGACGGACGTAGACCTCGCGATCATCACGCAGTCGGGCGTCATTCCCACGCCCGCTGGCGTCGCCTACAGCATCGTGCAGACCTTCTAGGTAGGACACCACTCCATGCAGTCGTCACAGCTTCCTACGAGGCTACAGATCCCGTTCGCCAACAACGCTGGCGGTAGTTACATCAGGTCTATTCCCACCCCGTCACAGATACCGATCAGCCCTGGCGCTGCGTCGTTGTATGACGGGTTTCCCCCGAACACATTCTCGCCCACGGGGGCTCCCGATGGGCGCGACTTCAACGGCATCCTCAATATGATGTCGGCGTGGAACTGGTGGCAGGCTGCGGGCGGTCCGGTCCCATGGGATTCGTCGTTCTCCACGGCGATCGGGGGTTATCCGAAAGGCGCTGTCGTGGCGTCCGCTACGACCTTCGGAATATTCTGGCTGAACTCTGTGGAGAATAACACCTCCAATCCCGACGCAGGCGGGGCGGGGTGGACGACATGGACGCCTGGCCTGCTCTACGGGGCCGACACTGGCGCTGTTAATGCGCTCGTGGTCAATATCCCTGGGGCGCCAGCGGCTCCGTATACGGGGTTGGTCATCCAGACGACCCCAGCGCACTCGAATACATCGTCCGCTGTTACGTTAAATTACAACGGGACGGGTGCAAAGAACGTAGTTAGATTTGACGGGGCGGGGCTGATTGCGAACAACCTTTCCGTCGCGCCGAGCAAAGCTGTGTTTTCGTTCGATTCAGTAGCCAATTCGTGGGTCTTGCTAAATCCGAATACTGTCACGGCTCTAAACTTCAGTCTGGTAGGTTACTACATCCTGCCCGGCGGTTTGATACTGGAATGGGGCTACTTACCCATATCTGGCTTCTCCACCGATACGTCGTTCACCATCACATTCCCGCTGGCTTTTCCGAATGCGTGCTTGTCCCTAACGGGCACCACCGAGAACGGCCACGATGACATATTTGCCGACGTTTTCCCGCAGGTGATCTCGCGGGGCACGACCACGGCTGCACTGATCGCTAACAACACCTACGGCAGCAACTCCAACATCACGGGGTTCTACTGGGTGGCTATCGGCTACTGATCGGAGGGCTGGGATGACAAAATATGCGACCATCGGAAACGACGGCAGAGCGACGGCATTCTATGATTCGAACATCAACGCAACCATTCCATCCGGCGCCATCGAGATCACCGACGCGCTTTGGTCCGAATGGATCACGAACACACTCGGTCTGACCTATCAGGCTGGGCCTCCGGCGGCGCTAGCGCCCTACGCTCCGCCACCTCCTAGCAAGGAGCGGCTCGTCGCGTACGCGCGAGCAAGATCGGTGGCGATCGAGGCAGGCGGCATCAGCGTCAACATCGGCACGCTGCAAGCGCCGCAAAATGTCGAATGCGCGACAGACGCGCAGGCAGTGTCGCGCCTGATGCTTGCTGTCTTGGATGCGCAGGCCAACCCGTCGGACACGGTGGATTATCCCTTTTCTTCTGGCGTGGTGACGCTCTCCGCCGCTCAGGTGGCAGCGATCTATCAGGCTGTGACGGCCCTCTATAAGGCCGCGACCAATGCGCTCGCGGCCGTGGGGACCGCGATTGCCAATGGCTCGATCACGTCCTTCGCGCAGATCGACGCCTATCCATGGCCGGCGAACAGCTAACGCCCGCTAATCAAGGAGGATCGGAATGCACCGTATAGGTTGCGTCGCGGCTTTGTGCGCGGTTCTTTCAGGCGGCGCCGCCGCGCAATCGTCACCTAACTGGTCATACGGTTACGTCCCGACTGCGGGTCAGTGGAACGCGGCTTTCGCCGCTAAGCAGGATGTGCTCGGGTTTACCCCTCTGAGCATATCTGGCGGGACGCTGATTGGACCGCTCCACTTCGCCCCATCCTCCACGTCCTTCGCGAGTGGCAACATTCCTATCGGTGTGGCTCCCACGTCCCCCAACCAGGGGGACGTGTGGTCCACGTCGTCCGGGGTCTTCATTTACTTCAACGGCGCGGCGCACCCCATCTATCCCACCGCTGCTCAAGGCCAGTGCACCATGACTGCGGGGGCGTGCGCGGTGCAATCGCTCGGATTCACCTACCCCGCGGCTCCGCTATGCGTGCTGACTTGGACAGGGACAGGGACCCTCGCTGGCGCCCTCAAAGTCGTCAGTTCGACCACGACGGTGACGCCGTCCTCATCCAATGGGGCGGACACAGCGCAGGTCAATTGGGCTTGTTTCGGCAATTGATGCGCCGCCGCTCCCACAGACCGGAAGTATGACGGATGGCAGGTTCGAATTCAGGAACCGTCGGGCAGCAGAGCGCCACCGACGGCAATTCCGAGGTCAACCGCAGCGCGTTCCTGACGCATCAAATGCTGGGGCGCGTCGGGACTGTGAAGCTGGTCCGCATCGAGAAGGTGCATCCCGGCCAGAACAACGCGCCCGGGACAATCGACGTCACTCCCCTTGTCAACCAAGTCGACGGACAGGGGAAATCGACCGAGCACGGGACCGTCTACGGCATCCAATATGTCCGATGGCAGGGCGGCACCGCAGGCATCATCTGCGATCCAGTGGTTGGCGATATCGGCTACGCGTTTTGTCCTGATCGCGACACGTCCGCAGCCCTCAAAAAGAAGGGCCGCGCCAATCCCGGCTCCAACCGCCGGTTCGACGTTGCCGACGCCGTCTATATGGGGACGGTCGTCAGCGCGGCGCCAAAGCAATTTATCAAATTCACGCCGGGAACTAACCAGGATGGTTCTGGTGGTTCGCTCGAGATCGCTGACGGCAATGGGAACGTCCTCACGATGGATTCCAACGGCTACACGCTGGCGACGAAGAACGGCACGGGGACGGTCGCCACGCAAGGCAACATGACGGCCACAAAAAATGTGGTTGCTGGGCAGGGCGGAACTGACCAAATCGCGCTCCAGAGCCACCAACACCAGAACGGCGGGGGTGTTGGAAATTCCGGCGCTCCTGTCGCGGGGACGTAAGCGTGCAGACGCTGCTCCTGGACGTCGTGAGCTGGGATCTGACTGTTGATCTCAGCGGCAACATCGCGGTCGCCTCCAACCCTTATTCGCTCGCGCAAGACGCCGCGAGCGCCATCAAAACCTTCAAGGGCGAGTGCTGGTACGACACCTCGCTCGGCGTCAATTACTGGGGCCAGGTGCTCGGCAAGTTTCCGCCGCTCTCCTTGCTGAAAGCGGACTTCGTCAACGCGGCGACCACCGTCCCGGAAGTGACGAGCGCGACCGCTTACATCAGCGGCGTGTCCGACAACCGCGTCCTCTCCGGCCAGGTGCAAGTGTTTGACGCCAACGGCCGATCCTCAGTGGCGAGCTTCTTCCAACCCGTTGACCCAAATGCCGTCGTTTACCCCGGCCAGACGCCCGTGCTCACGACAGATGTGGGCGCGGTCCTGACCACGGAAGGTGGCCAACCTCTCTTGGTGACTTGATGCGCAAAACACTAATCGCCTTCGCAGCGTTCGCTGTCTTCATCACAGCGGCGCACGCGCAGGGGCCTATCCCAACTACGAACCTACCGGCAGGGACGACGCCGTTCTCGAGCAGCGATTCGTTCGTCATCAACCAGCTCGGTGGGGATGGGAAACTACACACGCGCATCATCAGCGCGAACAACGCGCTGGCGGTGTCGAACATCACGGGCCTAGGCGCGGGCGTTGTTTTGGCGCTAGGCGTTCCAACCAACGCAGCCGGTGGGCTCACTGTCCTCGCGGCAGGCGGCTACTTGGGCGCTGGGCAATTCCCCGCACTTACTGGCGACGTCACGAACGCCGCTGGCTCGTTGGTGACGGTCGTCGGCAAGGTCAATGGCGTGGCCTACGGCGCGTCGCCGAGCAGCAATACGGTCCCCGTGGTCACGGGTGCAAACGCGGTCACTTACGAAGCCGTCCCCAACGCGGCTCTCGCTAACTCGTCGATGACGATCGCGGGCCACAACGTCGCGCTCGGTGGCACACAAGCCATCGCGGCGACGGACCTCTCCAATGGCGTCTCCGGGTCAGGCGCTGTCGCGCTGGTTACGTCGCCGGCATTCACGACACCGAACTTAGGCACACCATCGGCCGCTGTGCTGACCAACGCCACCGGCCTTCCTATTTCGACGGGCGTAAGCGGTCTCGGAACCAATGTCGCGACGGCGCTGACCCAGCCGCTTAGCGGAGCTGGCGGCGTTCAGGGATCGCTTGGGTTCGCGCCTCTCAATCCGGCGAACAACCTATCCGATCTTGCAAACGCCGCGACTGCTCGCAGCAATCTAGGGCTCCAAGCCCTTGCAACGAAAGCGACTGTCAATAACAACGATTGGAGCGGCACACAGCTGGCTGTCGCCAACGGCGGAACAAACTGCACGGCGGCAAGCGGGACGTGTCTCGACAATATTTCCGGCGCGTCGGGGACCGGAATACAGCGACGCACGGGCGTTGGCGCGTATTCTTGGGGCACGACTACAAGCATTGCAGAAGGCGGCACAGGTCAGACCACGGCGAAGGCTGCGAAAAGTTCGTCCGGCCTCGGAATTGAAGCAGCGACAAATGGCGGCGATGCCAACTACACCATCCTCGCCACCGACGTTGTCGTCTATCACTCAGCTCTCTCGGCGGCGCGGACAGATACGCTACCGGCGGCAAATTCGGTCAACGCAGGCCACGCGATTACGATCGCCGATCTAGCGGGCGTCGCTACGGCTACCAAAACGATTTCAGTCCAGCGCTCCGGCTCAGACACGATCAACGGCGGCACGTCGGCGGTCGTTGTTAATTCCGCCTACGGCCAGATGGATTTGGTCAGCGACGGCGTGTCCAAATGGAGCTACGCGCCGCTGGCCGGAGGGACCGTGACGAGCGTCGCGACTGGGGGCGGCTTGTTCGGCGGGGCCATCACCACGACTGGGACCATCCAAATCTCGGCCCCGCTTTTCCAAGGCAGGTTGACGCTCTCAAGCACGTTCCCGGTCATGACCGCCACCATCTCCGGTGCGACGACGCTCTACTATCTTCCTTATTCCGGGCATCTGGTTACGATCTACAATGGGACCAACGATCAGGCTTACGACATTGGCGGTTCCGGCATAAGTCTTGCGCTCGGCTCGAACTGGGCGGCGAATAGCGCCTTCGATGTTTTCGCATATAACAACTCTGGGTCTCCAGCGCTCTGCACGGTCGCGTGGACGAACACCACGACGCGCGCCACCGCACTCGATATGACGACACGCGGCTATTGGACGAACTCAGGCGCGCCGACATGCCGCACATCGAACGCCGCGACGATCGCCCTCTCGGCGAACCAAGGAACCTATCTTGGTTCCTTTTCAACTAATGCTAGCACAGGGCAAATCGACTGGATATTCGGCGCGAATGCGGCCGGCGGGACCGCCTCCAAATTCATGCTGTGGAACGCTTACAATCGCGTCGCGGTCAGTTCGATGGTCGGAGACACGACCGCGAGCTGGACTTACTCGACATCGACTTGGCGCGCTGCGAACAACTCCGCGACGATCCGGCATAACTTCATCATCGGTCTTGCGGAGGACAGCGTTACTTCAGCGTACTCAGTTCTTGCTGCCGTTGGTTCCTCCGGAAATGCTTATGTTGGTCTAGGATTTGACTCGACGACGAGTTATAGTGGGGCTCTTGGATATTCGCAGAGCGTGTCTCCGAATACGCTTGTGGCATGGTATTCGACGGCTCCGGCTATTGGGGCGCATTACGTCTCGGCGCTTGAAATTGCGGATGGCACTCATCCGACAACCTATTATGGACTTAGCACGTATCAATTCAGTGCTCTGTCCATAAATCTTCGCATGTAACCAAGGAGATATGCGTGCTTAGGATAATCACTCTCATTCTGGCCCTGTGCGCCTTCTCGCTTCCGGCGGTCGCGCGGACGCAGCTCACGGCCGACACGACGTTCTATGCGGACGGCCAGAACGGCAATGACGCAAACGATTGTTTGACCCGGACCACGGCATGCAAGACGCCACAAGCGGCGCTCGACCGAGCGGCGGACAGCTACGACATCGGCCCCTACACCGTCACGATCCAACTCGCGTCCGGGCAGACGTTCACCAGTGCGACGCAATTTTTTCCGACGATCGCTCTTCGGCAGATGGTCGGCCGGGGCAATGTCGTCATCGATGGCGGCGGCTCTCTAGTCACCAGCTCGGCGTGGGACGCGATCGACACGCAGGGAAGCATCACCAACCTCTACACGATCCAGAACATTGGTCTGAGTTCGACGGCCCCCACCAACTACGGACAGGGCTTCTGCATCCTGGTGCAGAATTCTGGGGTAGTTCGGATCGGCAATGGCGTGAACTTCCATTCCGCCACCGGCGGTCACATCGGGGCGCAGGACCCCGGCGCTATTGCGCAGATTTGGGGCAACTACACGATATCCGGCGGCGCACCGACGCATTACAACGCCGCCGTCGGCGGCGCAGTTGTGCAGGGCAACGGCGCGACGGTCACTTTGACCGGCACCCCGAATTTCACGCAGGGCTTTGTCCTGTCCTATGGACACGGGACCGTCTACGTCTCACGCAATTTTGTCTCCTTCTCCGGCGGGGCGACGGGCCTGAGATATAACGACCAGCTTTCGAGCGTGATTTTCACCAATGGCGGCGGGGCCAGCTATTTTCCTGGCAATACCAACGGCTACGTCGACTCGACGTCGATTTATAACTGATGACAGACGCCCAGCGCTTCCGCGCTGCGGCGGCCATCGCCCCTCATGCCATCTGTTCTGGTCTGTCAGTTGAAGGGAGCCCACACAATGGCTTCAGACAATTTCGCCGCGTGCATGCGAGCCGTCCTGATATACGAAGGCGGGAAAGTCGATAGAGCTGATGATCCCGGCGGCAGAACGAATGCGGGAGTGACCCAAGCCACCTACAACGCTTGGCGCCGCTCCCGCGCACTGTTGCCTATGGACGTCTATCGTATGGCGGACAGCGAGCGCGATGCGATCTATCGGGGCCAATATTGGGACGCGATCAGCGGCGACGCGCTTCCCCGCGGCATTGATTTGGTCGTCTTCGACGCGGCGGTGAATTCTGGCGTCGCGCAGGCCAAGAAATGGTTTGCCGCAGCGGGTAAAGCTGGATCGCAGATGAGGGTTATCGACGCCTTCTGCGATATGAGGCTTGCGTTCCTAAAGCATCTCACGACATGGCGGGCGTTCGGGCACGGGTGGTCCAATCGTGTTGCTGGCGTGCGCGCGCTCGCGAAATTGATGGCGGTCCGATGAGCTATCGTCTGCACTGCCTCGCGGTCGCCGCTGGCCTCGTGCTGCTACTGCCGTTCCTGCCTTGGATGCTGTCTCGTAAGCCTGATCCGGCGCCAGCGCGCTGCGTCGCGCGGTCGACGCCGGGCGGATGGGAAGTAGAAGGGTAGGGAGCGGGCCGGGCTTGATACCGGCTGCGCGCTTCTTTCGGTCGATAACGCGATCTGCTCCGCGTGTTTCCGTCGCGCTGACGGATGACCTAGCGTGTCCAATCCACGCCGCCGCTCCCTTCGATTTTCATAACACAAAAGGACCGCATGAAGAAGCACCTCTTTGCAGGGGCGATGATCGCGCTCGTCGCGGCGTCATTGCCGTGCGGGCGCCGTGAGCGATGATGGTGCGCGTAGGGTCTCGCCGGATCTGCGGGCGCGCGTGCTGATCTACTTCGTGTCCGGATGGTCGCCGCGCGACGCGCTGATCCATCTCTACTGCCAGGGCGTGCGCATGACGCGCGCCGACTACCTCTCCGTCATCCGCGCCTATTGCGACTCGCAGGACGAGACGCGGGCAATGGGACGCTCATCTTCTGCGCCTAGTTAGCTTGAGGTGCTCCATGTTGCCGCCGCGCTTCATCGTGCCTTTCCTCCTAATCATCGCCGCCGGCGCGATCTCCATATTCGTCTGGTTCGAAACGCTCGGCGAGAGGAGCAATCCGTGGAAGTTCGGCGACCCGCCGCGCCGCCCGGCGTCGCCAGAAAGCCAAGTCGGAGGCATCATCCTCTTCCTCGCGATCATCATCGTGGCGAAGGATTTCGGCGCCTTCGGCAAATGAGCGAACCTGAAAAAATCCACCTGCATCATTGAAAGGAAAGAATATGAACCAAGAGCAGATTCTCGGGCAGGTCCGCACCTATCTGGCGGTGCTTCTCGGCTATTGGGGCGCCAAGCATATCGATCCAGAATTGCTGAAAATGCTCGGCCCGGATTTCTCGCTCTTCATCGCGACGCTGATCCTCGGCCTGCCGTCGGCAATTTGGTCTTGGTATTCGAAGCGGGCCCCGGCTCTCGCGAAGCAGGCGATGGTTGTCCTGCAGGATCATCCAATCCTTGCGACGCAGGTCTCGAGCGCGCTGGCGCCGGCTCTTGCCGATGGGCAGAAGCAGTGAACGCCCAAACCGCCATTGATGTTCTGGGGAAGGTTCTGCCGCTCGTCCTCGACGTTGCAAGCCTTATCCCCGGCGTGAACATCCCTGTCGGCGCGGTCAAGGTCGCAGAAGACGTGATCTCGATCGAGCAGGCGGCGCATACGTGGCTGACAACGACGCCGGAAGGCAAGGCGGTATGGGCGAAGATCGCCGGGCTCTCGGAGAAATTCGGGGGCAATGTCTCCATCACGCCGGACGGCTATCTGCATTTCAGCGTCGCGCAGGCAATCGACGTGCTGGAAAGGAGCGACGCATGAAGCGTGCGCTGATCCTCTCAGTAGCGCTTCTGGGTGGCTGCAACAGCACCCCAGGCACGTCGCTATTCCCGACCTCATATAACGCGCCAGCGACCTCCGCAGCCCCGGCAAAATGCCCTGCCGACATCGCATCGCTTCCCGCCTATTCTCAAGCCATGCAGCGCCAGGTGGCGAGGGAGATGCGCGCGGTCGGCGGCGCCGCTTGGCCGCGCATGGTCTCTGATTGGATTTACGCGCGTCAAACCATCCGCCACGAATGCAAATAGGAGCTAGCTAATGACGCTTTCCCGCCATCTTCTTCTCGCCGTCGCGCTCGCCGCTTCTCTCGGCGGCTGCGCCCTCAACCCGGACGGCTCCATTGATTGGAGCGGATCGTTTACGCAGGCGTCGTCGCGCATCAATGCGGCAAACATCGCCGTCGCCAAATACGCGCCGATCGTCGGTAAGGATTTGCTCATGGTCGGCAATATCCTCGTGCAGGCCGAATGCTCACCGGCCATGGGGCTCGCCTCCCAGACTGCGAGCAATATCCTCAAAATCACAGCGCCGTCGTCGAGCTCGGCCGCGCAGGTCCAGGATATCCTCGCGACCAATCAGGCCGTCGCCGCGCAGCTTTGCCCCCTCGTGAGCGCCATTCAGGCGTCGGTCGGCTCCGTCCCGACTGGCGCGCCGTCGCAGACCATTCCGGCGCCGGCGACGGTCGCGGCCGCCGCGCAGTAATCCTGCGCAGAATCGATGGAACGGGCTGGGGAGCCGACAAAATGCCGGAACTGACAAAGGAAGACGTCAAGCAGGTTGTCCGCGACGCCGTGCGCGAGGCGATGGCTGAAAAGTTCGAGCTCACGCTGGGGATAAATTGCACAGACCCGGACGAGCGGGACGAGACG